TCCGTGTTGAGTTCGATGACAACCTAATTGGGGATATCGTCATTAGGTCTGATGACCCGCGTGAAGTAATACTCGATCCAGACGCTAAAGAATACGACCCAACAACTTGGAAAGAAATCTTTGAGACTCGATGGATGAGTGTCGATGAGATCGAGCAGATCTATGGACAAGACGCTGCTGATTCGATTGTAAATATAGGCATTAACAATAATCGTCTATCCCAAGACTCAGTTGAGTACGAAAAAGAAGATACTTTTGGTGATGCTCGGGATAACGAAGAGCACACTGCATGGCGACAGTCTGATGACGAGGAACGCACTGTACGACAAGTGCGCGTAATCGAGCGACAGCATGTACGTTACGAACCCTGCTATTCATTTGTCGATTTGCAGACAGGTGACACCAAGCGTGCACCTAACACCTGGGACATGGAGAAGATCGAGGAGTTCGCTGCTCGAACTGGCGTTGGTGTTGTTCAGAAAGTAGAAAAGAAAATACGTTGGACGACGACAGCAGACCGCGTTGTGTTACACGATGATTGGTCGCCCTACGCTACCTTTACCAAGATTCCATACTTTGCATACTTCAGGCGCGGCAAGCCGTTTGGTCTTGTAAGTAACCTTATCTCTCCGCAAGAGCAGTTGAACAAACTGTCATCTCAAGAGCTGCACATCCTAAACACTACAGCTAACAGCGGGTGGATTGTTGAAGCAGGTGCACTAAACGGCATGAACGCCGATGACCTTCGAGACCAAGGCGCGGAAACAGGTCTTGTTATCGAAATGAATCCGGGGCGCATGGGCGGTTTGCAGAAGATCGAGCCTAACCGTCCACCGACTGGCATCGAGCGAGCGGCTGTAAAAAGCGCGCAGTTCATCAAAGAGATCAGCGGCATCAACGAAGCCATGCTCGGTATGGAAGGTGCTGAAGTATCTGGTGTGGCGCTGCAAGAAAAGACAATGCGTGGACAGGTGCAGATCGCTGTGCCATTCGACAATCTACAAAGGTCACGCTACTTCGTCGCTCGAAAATTGCTAGAGCTTATTCAGCAGTTTTATACCGAACCTCGGGTATTCAGTATTACGACAGAAGGTATGAACTTCGAGCAGAAGGATGAAGAGCTGGCTATAAATCTCCTAACTGCTACTGGAGAAGTTGTTAACGATATTACCGTTGGTAAGTACGAAGTCACTCTTTCCACTATGCCTGCTAAAGACAGCTTCGAAGATTCGCAATTTGCAGAGGCACTGTCGCTTAGGCAGGTTGGCGTGGCAATTCCTGATGATCGCATTATCGAATACAGCCATTTGGCTAAGAAGTTCGAGCTTGCAGATGAGATTCGATCACTGACAGGCCGTGGCGAGATGACTGAAGAGCAGATGATGCAGATGCAATTCCAGCAGGAGATGCAGGCTCGCATGATGGTTGCAGAAGTTGCGAAGGCAGAAGCTGAAGTTATGAAGATGGAAGCCGAAAGCATGAAGCTCGCTGCCGAAGCATCTATGGATCAGGGCGGTATTGATAGCCCAGCGATGCAAATGCGACGTGAAGAACTTGAAGTTGAGCTTCAGAAGGCACGGGAACAGCTACAACTGCGCCGTGATCTTGCCGCACTTAGCGCTCGAAGCCGTTATGACCAGTCAGTCCTCTCTACCAAAGGCAAAATTATCCAAGATCGTGCGTCACAAGCAGAAAAACGCCGCACGGAATTGGTTAAGGGCGAGCTAAATCGCCAAATGGAGCGGGAAAAACTCGCTTACCAGTCAAATGTTCAACAAAGGAACCCCCTAAATGAGTGAAAACACCGCTGAAGCCATAGACCAAGAGGAAAATTATGCTGACTTTCTATTTGCAGGAAGCGACGGAAGCGCTAATGCGCAAGTTGAAGAAGTGGATAGAGGCGATTTCGTCGAGGAATCCGCTCCGACACAGGTCGAGACAACCGAATCAGCCGAATCAAAACCCGAGCCAGAGGCAGAAGTAGCAGAAACGGGCACCGAAACGCCCGAACCTGAAGAAACTACCGCTGAATCTGAGGAAACTACTGATGAAACTACTGAAGAGGCGGTGCAAGAAGCCCAATCAGAGCGTAAAGATCCTATCCAGATCCCGAAAAGCCGTCTGGATAAGGAAATTGCTCGAAAAAAGGCCTTGCAAAACCAAGTAGAAGAGCTTCAGAAGCGGATTCAGCAGCAAGAATCAGGTCAACCAGCAGAAGTAACTGAATTTTCGTTCGATCCTGGCGATGCCCCCAAGCAAATGTTCGATAAGGTGCTTGAAGGCGATCTTGATTCTGCGAATCAGTTATTTGCAACAATGCTGCAAGACGCGGTAAAAGCTGGCGTACAAACTGCCACTCAGAATATTGATTTACGTGTGCAGGACCAAGTTAGAACAGTTAATCGTGCCCAGACTGAGCAGGAGGTTGCAGAAGAACTTGAAAATACCTACGACTTCTTCAGATCTGGAAGCGAGACCTACGACCAAGGATTGGTAGATGAGGTGTTGGCAATCAGGGATGGGTTTATTGGAAGAGGATACGAGCCAGCAGATGCCATGCGGCAGGCTGCTGACTATGTAGTACGTGTAAACAGGCCAGAAGATATGCCACAGGCGCAAGGAGCGGCAACGGCAGCGCGAGAACCTGTTGCACAAACGAGAAACCCCGAGGCTGTGGAGAAAAACATAGCAGCCGCCAATCAACAGCCGCCCACACTACCAAAATCGTCACAGGGCACTAAACCTCCCGCAAGCGTGGATATTAACGCTTTGTCGGAAGATGAGTTCGCCGCTCTCCCACAGGCGACTCTAGCCCGGTTACGTGGCGACTTTGTCTAGGCTGTTTTGCGTCGAGGGGGTCGGCGCAGGGACTGGGGGTTCGCCCCCGGTCCCAACCTATTCTAACTATTGAGGTATGTAGATGGCTTCAAGAGGACTTTACGCAAACATCCATGCTAAGCGAAAACGTATAAAAGCTGGATCTAATGAGAAGATGCGAAAGCCAGGCACGAAAGGTGCGCCTACGGCTAAGGCATTCAAGAATTCTAAAAAAACTGCTAAGGAATAGTAGGCAGTTTGAGAGTTGTTTACTTTATAGGTTTTACCTATAATGTGTTGTACCTACGTGGGTTCTACGATAGTGCCACGCTGACGCCCAGCTAATAAGGCGGTTTTCTTCGGTTTCAGCTCCGTAAGGCTGACGTTCAGGTAAGGCCGAAACGTTATTACGGCCACGTGCAGACATTTAAATTATTGGAGGAAGCCTAATGGCTCTTACTAATTTTGCTGCGCTAACCACGGAACAGAAAACTGCTTGGAGCCTCGACTTTTGGCATATGGCCCGAAACAACAGTTTCATTAACCAGTTCGCTGGTTCTGGCCCAAATTCCATGGTTCAGCGTGTAACCGAACTTAAAAAATCTGAAAAAGGCGCTCGCGCCGTACTGACTTTGATCGCAGACCTCACTGGAGACGGTGTTGTTGGCGATTACACCTTGGAAGATAGCGAAGAAGCTATCACCAGCGCCGACAAGGTAATTCGCATCGACCAGATGAGAAATGCTAACCGTATCGCTGGCCGAGTTGCTGATCAGAAGTCCATCGTTAACTTCCGTGAAACTTCACGCGACGTATTGGCCTATTGGATGGCTGATCGTATGGACCAGATCGCTTTCTTGACGCTTTCAGGCATTGCTTACACTTCTAAGAACAACGGCGGTGCTCGATCTGTTCTTGCTACTGGTAAGAACCTAAGCGACCTTGAGTTTGCTGCTGACGTAGCTGCTCCTACTTCCAATCGTCACTATAAGTGGAACGGTACTGACATCATTGCAGGCGACACCGCTACTGACGGCCACGCTCCTATTTCTTACAAAGCCCTCGTTCGAATGAAGGCTATTGCTAAGGATCAGTATGTACGAGGCATTCGTACTGGCGCTGGCGAAGAGGTCTATCACGTATTCGTGACTCCTCAAGTCATGGCTGACCTCAAGCTCGATTCAGACTACATCCAGAACGTACGTAACGCTGGACCTCGTGGTGCTAAGAACGAACTGTTCGCAGGGACTTCAAGCGTCATGGTTGACGGTCTGGTAGTTCACGAATTCCGTCACGTCTACAACACTACTGGTCTTACTGGTGGTAATAAGTGGGGCGCGAGTGGAACCGAGAACGGTTGCCGCGTATTGATGTGTGGTGCTCAGGCTATGGGTATGGCAGACATTGGTGCTCCGTACTATGACGAAGATTTGTTCGACTATGAGAACCAAATGGGTATCTCTGTCGGCAAAATGCTTGGTTTCTTGAAGCCTCAGTTCAACAGCATCTACACCGGACAAGATGAAGACTTCGGTGTCTTCTGTCTGGATGTACTTCAGTAAATCGCTTTAGCGAGTAGTTGAGGCCCTACCAATCTACGCAGGTAGGGCCTCACCCCCAACTAGGAGTTAATTGATGAAACTGGTAAGCGATAAAGATATTCGAGTAGCCACATTGTCAGGTCGTATGACTTGGCTACGTGCTGGTGAACCCAAGGAACTTCTTCAAGAGGATCTGATTAACGCGGCATTAGGTATGGGTGCCAGAGCAGCTGATGCTCCCCCCGCTCCTGAGCCTGTTGCGGAACCTGTAGATGAACCTGATACCTTACAAAAGCAAGTTGTCGATGCGGTACGAACAGTTTATGAAACTGGAGATCGTTCTGACCTTGCTTCTGATGGTACGCCTCGTATGTCTGTATTGAAAAAATTAGTCCCAGAAGCAACTGCTGAATTGAGGGAAGCAGCAATGCGCGAGGTCTCTCAAAGTTAATGGCTATAAGGCGAGATCCAAAGTTAGCAAGGGCTGGAGTTACAAAATATAACTCTCCCAGGCGGACTCCATCGCACCCCAAGAAAAGTCACGTTGTTGTGGCGAAGGTTGGGGATACGACAAAGCTCATTAGATTCGGACAACAAGGCGTTAAAGGCGCTGGAAAGAATCCAAAGAGCGAGAAAGACAAAGCTCGCCGCAGGTCATTTTACGCAAGGCACCGAGCACAAGATGCCAAACCTTCCAAGCTCAGCGCTCGCTATTGGGCTATGAAAACCAAATGGTGATGCTCAAGGAGAGCTAAAACATGTCAGGAACAATCCTAGGGTCGGAGATTATTTCAAAAGCCCGTCGAATTCTTCAGGACACCACTACGGGCGGTACTCGTTGGCTCGATGATGAGCTTCTCGGGTGGATCAACGATGCCCAGCGTGAAATCGTTCTGATAAAACCAAACTCAAATTCTCTCGTTGCAGATGCGACTACTGTGGAAGGGTCGAAGCAAGCACTTCCTTCAGGTGGGTTGACACTGTTAGCGGTAATCCGAAACACAGATGGCCCCGCCATCCGTCGAATCGACCGCAACATTATGGATTCTGAAAATCCTAACTGGTACGAAGATGTCGCCTCAGACACTACGATCCATTACATCTTTGACGAAGACAACCCAGACACTTACTACGTCTACCCACCGAAGCCTGCTACGCCTAACTCGATTGAACTATCGTACTCTGGTGCACCACAGGATTTGGTGAACACGGGCGCATCGATTGCCTTAAATGACATTTATGCAAATGTCATTTTGGACTACGTACTTTATCGCGCTTACTCTAAGGACAGTGACTACGCTGGTAACGCACAACGTGCAGCGAACCATTACACCGCGTTTAACAATAGCCTCGGCAATCGCGTACAGGTTGAGCAAATTGCAACGCCTAACGTAGATCAATCTGGTCGTTGGGATACGACCCGAGCGATGCGGTAATGGCAGACTTTTCGGACTTTGTACCAGAAGTCCTTAGCGCAGCACCGGACTGCCCTAACCCAACGATTATTCGTTCTGTTAGGACCGCAGTTCGGGAACTGTGCGAACAGGCCGATTGCTATCGTTACACGCTAGATGACTCTGCTGTCAGAGTGGGCGTAAGCGAGATCGAGCTTGATCTTCCCTCAAATACTTCATTACACCGTGTCATAAAGCTGTCAATCGGGCGGAAAGACCTAGAGGCATCTTCAGTGACCTTAATGAACGACCGAGATCCAGAATGGCGCACTCGCAACGGTGCGCCTCGTTTTTATCTGAGGTCTACAGAAGAGTTAAACGGGATCGTGATCAATCCTATTCCAGAAATTGAATACACAAACCCAGGACTCATTGGGGAAGTGGCGTTAAAGCCAACACTGACGGCAACGTCAATTAGTGATGTTTTTGTAGACAGGTACTACCAAGTTATTGTCGACGGGGCGATTAAGAATCTGCTTATGATCTCTAGCGCACCTTGGTTTAACCCAAGTATTGCTAGTGTGCATCAAGCAGCGTTTGCTGCTGGCATTATGGGTGCAAAATCCCAAGCCCAAGGCGACAACACCCCAAAACGAAGGGTAGTTGCTTATGGAGGTATATAAAGCCACGGAAGACGATCTCTGGAACTTAGTAGCGGCTGGCGAGGTGATGCACGCCGAAAGCCCTGTTTTTAGAGATATCCCTTTCGTGAAGCAAGAAGCGGCAGCTTTCATCTATTCCCATATCCACGATGAAAATAAATGCTGCTTCGTCGCTCAAAACGAGCAAGGCATGGTTGGCGCAATACTGGGCATGTACGCCCCAGTATTTTTTGGCTTAGAGCTACACGCTCATGAAGAAACGCTTTACTGCCTACCAGATGAACGCGGCACACACGCAGGCTCAGCGCTGATGAAAGCGTTTGTTGAGTGGGCTGAAGAAAACGACTGTAAGAGAGTCTGGACAGGTTCGAATACGGGCATCAACACGTACGCATACGTGCAAGTAGTCCAGAACCTTGGTTTTGAACATTCAGGACAGGTGTACTACAGAGATGGGCGATCTAACAAGAAATCTGAGTAGAAGCGAGTTTGCGTGTAAGTGCGGGTGCGGATTTACTTCGGCTGACCATCAGCTTGTAGAAATTCTGCAAGAAGTTAGAGACAGGTTCGAAGTAATGAAAGGCAAAGCTTTACCTGTCGTCATTACGAGCGGGAATCGGTGTGCCGAACACAACGCAAAAGTAGGCGGCGCTCCTAAAAGTAAACATACGCTTGGGATCGCTGTAGATTTTATGATTCCTGAAGTAGAGCCTTCTGAGATTTTTGATCATCTCAATGGCGTATTCCCAGACCAATACGGACTCATTTTGTATCCCGGCTGGGTGCATTTTGATGTTCGTGCAGAAAAATATAGGGGATAACTATATGTGTGGAGGAAGTAAGCCCAAAGATCCAGGGCCATCAAAGCAAGAAATTGCTTTAGCTGCGGTTAGTCAAGATGACTATAATCGCTGGGTACAACGCGGGATGCCTCTCGAACGGCAGGCAGTTGCACGAGCACGTGATCCCAATGTGCTTCGAGCACAGCAATCTATCCTAGGTGGGCGTTCTTCTGCTGACATTGCGCAGCAAGAAGTAGGCGCACAGTACGCAGCTCGCCAAGCGGCACTCCGCTCCGGTGCCGGGCTTCGTAGCAATTCGAACATGATCCCGATGACACAAACGTCAGCGGTGGCAAATGTATCACAGGCCAAAGCAGCTACTCGTGCAGCGGTCGACGCAAGGCAGATCCAAGACCGAGCAAAAGTCACCGCCCTTCAGTCAGGTGCAGGGCTTGCCCAAAACCAGTACAGCGGGTTGATGGCGGCAGCACGTCGAGGCAATTCAAGAAACCTTACTGACATTTCCAACGAGGCAATGCGGCAGCAGGCTCGAATGAGAGCATTCGGTGATGTAGCAGGCGCTGCATTAACTATTGGCGCTCAAAAATATTTTTCTGGCAAACAGAACGCAGAGATGGCCGAACAAGATTATATGACTGGGTTACAGCAGGAATATAACCAGTACGGAAAAATTCCTTCGAACCCCGGCCCCTACGATATGTCTTATAGCGGGGGGCTATACGGATGATCCAGTCAAATGTATACCCCGATGGGAGTATTCGCTACAGCGGTCTAGGTTCACTATATTCGAGTCCCATGATGGGGCTAGGCGGTGTTGGCTCTAGCTATAGTTACGGCGACCCTGATGCAACCATGGCGAACATCCTCCGTGGACAGCAACAGTTCCGTAACCAAATTTACACACCGCTTGAAACGGATGTTATTTCGCAAATTGGTGATGGTTCGCTTGTCAACGCAGCAAGAAACGCTGCGAAGCAAAACCTTGGCGGTACTGCCGAACGAGCGGAGCGGATGGCTTCTAGGTACGGTGGTCTATCTAGTCCATTACAAGCGGCAGAACTCTCGCGTAAGGCAAAACTTGGTGATGCTACAGCCGCTACTGGCTTAGTTAACAATGCACGCATCGCACAAGATGAGCGTGACCAAGGTCTCCAGCAGTCAATGATCAACTACTACCGTGGCGTTCAAGGCAATGCCATGAGTGGTCTTAGCGAAGCTGCTAACTCTCAGGTCAGCAGAGCGAACGCAGTATCCCAAGCAAACGCGGCACGTAGGGCGCAGCAAACACAAATGGTCGGTAGCCTCGCCGCCTCTGCGCTCATGATGGCATTCTTACTATAGGTGACTTATGGCCGGATTACTTGATTCCTTACCTAGCACTATCTTAGCAATGGCTAATGCACGGGACCAACGTGCATTCGCAGCAAGGGAGGCAGAGCTTCAGCGGCAGGCAGCGCAACAACTGCAAGATAGTCGTATTGCTGCTCAGCTAGAGCAACAAGGACTTATTAACAGTGCGGCAATGGAGCGAGTGAATGCTCAAATTGCAGCGTTAGCAGAAAGAGATGAGAAAACTAATCAGGCAGCGCTTGATCGGCAAAACTCTGCGCAACAATTTACACGGAATACTCAAGAGCAGGACAGGGCATTAAGGGGTGCAATCGGATTACGGAAGTCAATCGGCGGAGGACTGCCATCACCTTCTCAAATTGCGCAAGCACAAGGATACGCTGCAACGCTGAGCAGGCTGAACCCTGAAGATGAAAACCTGAAAGCTTTAGCCAACACTTCACAGCCTGAAGCGTGGCAAGCTTTCGGGTTGGGGATGCTGACGGATAATTATGATTACGAGCGACTGGCAGCAGCGAATCAAAATCGCGCTCCTGGTCTCCAATCACAAGTTGCTAGTGCAGAGCTTGCGGGAAGAAAAGCCGCTTCCCCAGCAGTTAATTCTGTCGCAGCTTTTGATAAAGCCCTTGGCGTCAACGCTGACATGCCGATAGAGCAACAAATTGAAATTGCGAGGGCAAACCCAGAGAAATTTTCAGAAGCTGCGAATGCTATGTTTGCTAATAACCCAGCGCTTCTTAGCCAAATCCGTGGAAGGCCCGGAGTAAGAGACGATAGTTCAGTAGTTACCGCAGTTAACGGGGACCGATTGCTAATGGCCGCGCAGCCCAGAGATAATTATATGATGTCTCCTACGGGCGATCTAATTAACCTTGGCCCTGGGGATACTGCACCTCCTGACTATCAAAAACCAAACAATGTCCCTCTGACAGTCGGTGCAGGCCCAGCCTCAGATCCTTCTGCAACCCCTCTTCAGTTAGATATCGGGCAGGCAATGCGTGTAATTAATGCGGCCCGTCAAACAACAAACCCAGATGTTGCGGTTGCAGGATCTCTACAAGTTATGGAAGACGCCGTCGATGCTATACAACGTGGCGTGTCAGAAGAAGAGTTAGAGTCATTACTTATACGTGCCCAATCTCTTGATACTCCTGGAGGGCAGCAACAAGTAGTAGATAAGTTCTTTGCAGAACAAGAGGCGATACCGCAGCAAATGCGCGATGCGTTCCAGAGAGGCTTGACGCAAGAACGTAACTCTCAGCAACAAGAACGACTACGACCATACCAAGAAAGTAAACAATTAAGTGATGCAATGACAGCCGAGTCGCAAGCCGCTGTACAAGCGTATGAAACCACGACAGGCGAAGCTAGTGCCAAAGCTGCTATCGAAGAGGGGAGGCGTCAAAGTGGCAGAGAGAAGGCTATCGCAAGAGCATTAGAAGATAACCTAACAAGTCTCAATGATATTTTAACTGACCAGGGCGCTGGAATTACCGATCCCGAATTTGGGGAAGCATACAAAGAGACCCGTCAATTTGGACTTCCTGGCGGCCCTCAAAATATCGCTGATGAGTTTATGAGTTTCGAGGCAACGCCGGGTAGCTTGAAGCAAGCAGTTATCGACACTCTTTTTAACTATGGTCCAAAGTACGGTGAAACGCTGGGCTTCGGTAAAAAAGCGTTTGAGCGATACTCGCCCGAACAACAAAAAGAAATAATACGGCTTGCGCTTGTGGTTAAAGGCTCCGCTCAAACAAATCTCGTAACGAGATTTTTCAATACTGGGGATGCGCGTTTATCGCGTAAGCCAACTGAAGCAGAACTGAGGGCTGGCGTTGAAAGACTGAAGGACCGCAGCTAATTAGGGGAAAGCTATGGCGCAAGATGGAAGCGCTTTTGGCAATGCCCTAGCAAGAGGCATCGACCAAACACAAATGATGGCCTATGGCTTTGCAAATGCCGTTGGGTCGTTAGTTGGGTGGGATTCTCTTGAAGAGTGGAGCGCAGAAGGCATTGCTGCCAACATGGAAGAGCTTCGACTCAACCCTCCAAAAATAGAAAGCTGGGACGATATCGATAGCCTAGCTGACTTTGGCACTTACTTTATTGAAGCCCTTGGTGAAGGCGCACCTATGCTCGCAACTGTGCTAGGCACTGCGGGTGCAGGTGGTGCTGCCGCTGGGATCAGTACGCTTACACGCGCACAACTTGGCAAACAAATGAAGCGCAAGCTTGGCAAACAGGCTATGCGTAACTACCAAGTAGCAAAACGGCGCGGGCAAATCGCGGGCGCTGCGACTTCTTCTTACACATTAAACACTGGCGAAACTCAAACTTCTTTGATTTCAGAAGGGGTAAATAACCCCGGCGCAGCTCTGACAGCAGGCGCAGTGAAGTCAGCTTTCGACTTAGTTGGTTTGGGGGCAATCACACGTGCTGCACGAGCTACTGGCACTTCGCCTAAAAACTTTTTTGATGCAGCCGTTAATCTTGCTGGCACCTATGGAAAAGCAGGTACAGTTGAGGGACTAACAGAGGGCGTGCAATCAATCGTTGATGCAGCTGTAGTCAGTGGGAACGTTGCAGGGAAGGATTTTTTCTCTGCTGAGAATGTCGACAATCTGATTAACTCGGTGCTCAAAGGCAGCATCGTCGGTGGCACATTTGCCGCTGGTGTCCAGGCCCCCGGACAGTTTATGGAAGTTGCTCGCACTAAGGCGAAGGCGCGTGAAGCACAAGCGCAGATGGAGCAAGAGTTTTATGGCCGTGAACCAACGGGCGTAGAAAACCTTCCGATCCCAGAACCAGAAGCCTATGCCACAGAGAACCCAGAACCCACTCAACTAGATCTGGATCTCGCTCTTAACGATATTGAGCAGACGGCAAATGCAGCACCAGATTATCAAGGTGTAGATCCGGGGGATGTTATACCCGTCCCCGAAGGTCAGACCGATATGGTCGCACAAGCCCGTGCGCTCGAAGATCCAACATCAAGCAAAAGAGCAATGCTTATAACAAGCGGCAGTTTTGATCCTTACGCAGCCAATTCTCTCCCAATGCCTCCCGGTATGGAGCGAGTTGATATGGGTAACGGAGATGTGATTTATACGCAGGATGCAGATGTAGCACAACGCGCTACAGATGTAGCACAACGCGCTACAGAGGAAGGCCCTTCTGATCAGTTTTACGGAGATGTGCTGTACAACATGCCTGGGGGCAAAGCACCTGACGCTAACTTAGTTGTTCAGGTGACAGATCCCGAAACAGGTGGCGTCACTACTGAAATACTTACAAATGAAGAGAACCTCGGACGCACGTTAGAGGAAGCACGTTTTCAAGCTGGCGCAGGCCGAGATGTAAACGTTATCCAAGAAACGAACGGTATACCAGCAACAGCAATTGCTGTGGGCGCACGTATCGCAAAGCAAGCCGATCAAGATGTAGCCAACGCGCAGGCAGACATAGAGACTCGAATTGCCGCACTAATCAATAACGCAATGATGCGTAAGAACGGCAAGAAGAAATTTCAAGATACGCTTCAAGCAGCATTCCAAAACGGATCGACTGAATCTGCAAACATACTCGCAGACGTTGCAAAGATGTCACCCCGTGGTCAGGCCGCTTTTATCGCAGAGTTTGTTGATGATGACGCTGTTTCAGCAGTGGAGACAACCCCACAAAACGCTGCTGAATTACGTGACGCACAAATAGCGGATATTGGTCCAAATACAACAGGCGAAAGCACATTTGATCGAAGTATTGACCAACTTGAACCAGAAAGCGCTCAACCTATACAGGTTGAGATTGACTTAGATTACGGGAATGTAAATGGCGCAGAAAAATTTGCGGATAAGACTTACGCAAACATTATTACGGAAGTTAACCAGCTTAAAAAAGACCTTGGCGAAAGCAGTCCGATTATATCTGAAGTGGTACGCGATGGTTCCACCGCACGTTTGGAGTTTGCGCCATCTGCCGCTGTAACGCAGAAGATCGAAAAAGACCCAATAAGAACACCAGACACAAATCTAACTAGAGGACTACCCTACCTCACACCAGATCTCCTTGTTGGTGCGGCAATTAAGAATGCAAAAAACTCGGTATCGAAGGGACGCGAAAAGTGGGCGGAGAAGAACAAGCTGGCAGCACGCAGCTTTATAAGAGCTAAAGACCCCCGAGGTCAGTGGCAAGTACTCGGCACTCGTGCTTTGGCAGATAGCGGTGTGCACTTGCTAATGTCAGAGCAGCAATCTACTGAAAGATCACTGGCTCAGCTACAGCTAGATGGCTTTTTACGTATGCAGGCCGAACTTGCTAATCGTGGATGGCAGATCCAACCAGCAGCCAAAGACACTCTTATCTACCATAAGGAACTATCTGGTAAGAAAGTTGATAAGGGTGGATTGCTCTCTATACAGGATGTCGAGCGCGGAAACATGATTGTTCAACGCCAATTCGCAAAGATCAATCGCCTCGAACGCGAACTGAAAGCCATCGAGCAAGGGGACCCAAGAGATCGTTACTTAATACCTATTAAGCAACGCGAATTACGTGAAGCTACATCGCAAGAGGCGATGGATCAAATCCCTTCTACTAGTGCTGTTAGGGGAACGGGGTTAGAAGCGGAACTTTTGTCCGTCCAAGAATACACGCCCGAAGTCAGTGACCAAGGTGGGGATTTCAACTACACCTCCCCTACCCTTATGGATGAGCCTGTAGCTGAACTACAGCCACAGGGGACGCAGCCAGATGTTTATAACGAACGCGTCTTTAAACAAGATCAAGATGCTATTGCAAAGTTAGCGAAAGGATTAAACGGGAATAGAGCTTTTCGTGTGAATGAAGTGCCCTACCCCAATACCGCTGCGGGACGCGAGCAAGCAGAAACAGAATTAAGCCGCTTACGCAATAGAGTTGATACCTATAATCGAGAGCAAGAGCAAGTTAAGCTGAGGGAAACTTCGGTGAGACAGCTCGATGAGTGGGTACAAACGAACCGTAAAGTTACGTCGCGTGCAGGGCGCGCTCGTGGTCCACAAGATTCTGTCCAGGGAATCGGACGAAACATCTCGCAAGAGGATGTGGATTTCACTAGCTTTATCTTCAATCAAGCTGGACTCAATACTGGAGAATCTAGCACTCCCTTCGGAACAGCAGTCACAATAATCGATGCTGACAGCCTTAGTGACCCAGAGATTGTTAATTTTCTTCCTACCGCTCAAACGCTCCAAAAGCGTTTTGCTGATGAACCAAACTTACAGGGCACAACCTTCGCAGTTAAAGGCCGTAGGTTTATTGTCATTCGGCCAAACAGTAAGAATGCTACTGAAGAGATGGTTGCCAATCGTAAGTTGGTGCTCGCCCATGAAGCAGGCCATGTGCTGCTTGACTCTGCACGAAAGAACCTCAGCGATGGGCAGCGCAGTAGGCTAGAGACATTATGGAATAACGAATCCAAAGAGCGGGACATCCCCGCGTGGAAAGGAAAAAACGGATTTCAAGAATGGTTTTCTGACAAGGTGGCTGGCTGGGCTAAGCATAAGGTGCAGAACCCAAAAGCTAAGCCAAAGAACCTTGCTGAAAACATTTTCGACAAAGTAGTAAACCAGCTAAAGAGGTTATTTAATGCTGTTAAGGGAAGAGTACCTAGACGCTTTGCTAACAACAACGCCTTTAATAAGTTCATGGACAGCATGGCAACAGAGGGCGTCTTTGATATTAATGAAGCGGTGGCTACAACCCAGGGCTATTCTGACATACAGCTAGGTAATCCAGCAGATCGAATCCGCGATGTGGTATCCCCTAGAACATTGCGCTATGGGGCCTCTAAGGTAAAACAGGGCCTTAAGGCATTTACAAACACTAAGGTGGGCAGCTACGTCATGACTAATGACGCCCTGCTTCGATCTGTGAATGAGCCAATTGGCCGAGCAATTTATCGTAACGTCAATGAGCGATATGAGGCTGGCGACACAATAGAAATCCGCGATGGCGTGACAGTGGTGCCGGGAGGCCGAAGCTACCACGAAGGCCGCGAATACCAGCTTCAGAAATATATTGGTCGATTGGACCAGATTCTGCGCGATGTACCAGAAACCGATCAACAAAAGGTGTGGTTCGAACTATCACGCGAAGTTCCAACTAAAGATCTAAGCACTGACGCAGCGGTGCAGGTCCGACAGCTCCTAGATGAATTTTGGGATGACTACGTAACGCCACGTATGCCCCAGATGCAAGGCCGTAAGGTCGAGAATTATTTTCCCAGAGTCTTTGACAAGATTGCCATTAGTGGTGATCGAGATGCTTTCGTAGCGATACTGAATAAGCACGGTATCAAAGATCCTGACAAAGTAATTAAGAACCTGACTGAGCAAGACCGGGATTACTCTGACTCAGAAATGGGTGCGATGATTCAAGGCTGGCAACAGCAGCGTGTGTTCAAAGACCAAGCGTTGCTACAAGACTTAGTTGACGGAGGGTTTGTCAACGCAAGCCCAGCCGTGTCGTTACTCGACTATTTTAAGCAAGTTACTAGTCGCGGTGAGTATGACCGACTGTTTGGTGGTTTTGTGGGCGGTAAGTGGGACAGCAATAAGCGCATTAAAGAGATGACAAAAGATCTATCTCTGGAAGATAAAGTCAAATTCAACAAGTACTTCAAAGCGAGCATATTCCCTGAACATCTTGACCCAGATAACCCTTGGCACAATTTCCTAGGAGAGTTACGGGCTTATGAAAGTTTTAGGGTACTTCTCGGCAGCGGCCTTGCCTCGGTAGCCGAGTTAGGTGGCATATTCTCCCGTTTGCGCGGGACGTTAGATACAAGCGAATTCCGAACGATCATCGCTCGATCTCTCGATGGCCGAACTAAAGAAGAGCTTTATGACTTTGCACGTGACATGGGAGCTGTTGCTAATGCTGCGACAGGCGCGATGTTGCAGGACATTGCAGCCGATCCATCTCTCGGCAACAAAGGATTCTTTAGAAAACATCTCCCTTCCCTTTTTAAGTACAACGGTAACAATGCTGTAACCGACTTTACGAGAGTTGTTGCGACACAGGCTGCGCGGCAATACATCAAACGTATTGCAGCACAGAAGATGGATGCGCAGAACGTCAGACGGATGCGCGAACTGGGGCTTACCCCACAAGCTGTCCAGCGTTGGGTTCGCATTGGCGAGCCATCTACTTCCCAAGGGTTACAAGGCGCTGACAAGGTTGCAACTGAGCAAGTACTGTTCGGCATACATCAGTTTGTTACTGACAGTGTGCTGCGCCCTAATGCGAGCGAGCGTACTTTTTGGGCTACAGATCCTCTAGGCGGTATGGTCTTCCACCTCAAGTCCTTCGCTTATTCTTACAATAAGCGAATACTTGGAGGGGTTGCGCGAGAGATCAACGATCAGATCGAAGGCAATGAAGACCTAAAAGCCTTTATGCCAAAACTGTTCGGCGCAATCTCTGTATTTTTACTTCTCGGCGGTATTACTGACGAGCTTAGGGCACGACTATTTAGTTTTGGCACAGAAGGCTCGCTAGACAAAGCACGTGGCGACACGGGGCAAATGATGGAGAACTGGGCTACGAGGGCTGGATTTTTCAGCCTGCCTTTTTCAGACATAGTAACTAACCCCTCACCGGAAGGAGTGGCATACTCGTTAGGGCCAACCACCCACCACTTCTATGAACTTCTTTTCGAAAATTACGGTGAACGTACCGAAGCGTTGAAGCTGATGAAATCAACACCCGGTGTGAATCAGTTACCAGTTCTAAAAAAGGCAATCGTGGAAGAATTAAGTTAAAATATAGGTAGCACATATATTATGGTTTCGCAAGTTGACTTAAATCCCCTAGTTCGTGGGGACACTTGGACGAACAAGTTCGCGTTTACTGATGCGAACGGTGCTGTCATCGACATCTCTAACTTTGTTTATTGGATGACATTGAAATCAAATCCCGAGAAGGATGATGTCGAAGCTGAAGCGCAAACCAGTGTAACGGCGACAGGTACGGATGCGCAAAACGGGATTGTGTATGTCACTTTCTCTGCGGCTGAAACAGCAACGTTGCAGCCTGGGAAGTATTACTACGATTTGCAGCAAGTGAATAATGGAGAAGTAACGACTTTGCTTCTTGGCAAGGTCAAAGTGTTACGGGATATCACGAAGACTATTAGCTGATGGCAACGAACGTAAAAGTCTCAAGCACACGTGCAAATGGCGTTACCGTACAGACTACTTCTGTTGCGGTAGACCCTAGTGCGCAGGCAGTAGCAATACAAGTTGGCGGCACCCAGCAAGTGAATGTAACGACTCGTGCCACATCTAACTCTTTGCGAGCAGTGGTGAAGTAAGTGGCAACGCCAACGCTAACAAATACTCCGGTAACGATTAGTGATGCGGAGTCCGTTACTAACTGGTCTGCCGTGTCTATCGTTCTTGATCCCGATATTAAGCGTCAAGGGAACAACAGCGTAACGGATGGCTTGAGGAATAACGGGGCGACGTTTAGTTACAGCGGAACTCCGCTTCCGACCAACCTGAATAACCAAACGATACGCATGTGGTGCACCAACACGTTAACGCCTTATATGCAGTCGTTTGCTAATGAAGGGTTTTCTTTCCTCATTAACACAGGGACGACCGGGTACTACACCATAGCTGGTTTCGATACCTATCAAGGCGGCTGGCTTAACATGGCTGTTACGTTAGCAACAGGTGTAAGTCCCACTAGTGGGAGCGTAACGCCTACTAACAATGTCAGTGAAATTGGTATTAGGTTCCAACGTACAGCTGCGCCGAGAAACATCGATAATACTTGGCTTGACTACCTGCGCTATGGCGATGGCTATACAGCGACAGGTGGAACCTCGGGTGATCCTATTACCCCAGCTACTATTGCTACTACGGATAATTCGAACGGTTATGGCATATTCGAGAAGATAGACGGCGTTATTTTCGGATCGGGGACGTTAGACCTTGGCTCTGGTGCTACCACTACGGACTTTGATTCTGTCGGGGACCTTATCGTATTTCTGGAGAACCCCTACACGAGAGCAGGGCTTTACTCGATCACTGCTGCTGGCTCAGGTTGCAATGCCTTTCTCGATGGCTCGGTAATAAAAACCGCTGGTAATGTGGCTAATAACAAGTTCGACTTAGATTTCAGCGATTCAGCGATTACGGCCACAGTTACAGGATGCCTATTCGATAAAGGTGCCAGTTTAGATTTTGCCACAGGACACTCAGTGACGAATAACACCTTTAACGCGTGTACTTTGATTACGCCAGGAGGCGCTACCTTCACAGGTAACATTATCAAAGGAGGCACTGGTACTGCGGCAGTTACTGCTACTCCAGCACAGATGGCTAACATAACTGGCAACACGTTTTACAGTAACTCTAACCATGCTGTTGAAGTAACGGGCACAGCCGCAAATTTCAGTTGGGATAACGAGGATGATTCGAATTACGACAGTGGTACCTCTGGGAATGATGTTGCCGTAGCTACACCAACTGGTAATGAGACCATCTTTGTAAACATCGCCACCGGGACTGTACAGATAACGGTCGGAGATGGGGCGAATAACATTCCATCAGTGAGATCCGCTGGAGCCACAATTAATGTTACTGCTGGACTAACAACGATCACTGTTACCGAGCTAAAGACTGGCAGCGACGTAATCGTCTTCAACGCTAGTACCAATGCAACTATTGCAGAAACAAATAACAGTGGCACAAGTTTTCAGTTCCAGACCAGTGCCGCCACGACAGTACACATACATGTAACAAATTTAGGATACCTGCCTTACTACAGGCGCAATTTTGTTGTGCCATCGAATAACCAAGATTTAGCGGTAAGCCAGGTTGTAGACAGAGTTTATGAAAACCCAGTAACGGCTTTTGACCCTTAACATGAAAAGAAGTGCAAAAAGATACGCGCTGTATTCCAAGTTTTATGAGCTGAGCGGAGAGCGAGAAACACCTTTCAGCCCAAATACAGAGCAACAAGCTGTACTAGACCATTGTATGGTACAACCGGGATTTACCGGATTTGAAAAATTTACTTTGGAATGGGATATAGGTATTGCCGATATTCCTACCATGCTAGACAGACAAGATGACTGGTTTCTATACGGGATCAGCGAAGACATCGTAGTAAAAGTACCCGACGAATCTCTTCGGAAATCTTTAACTCTAGCAAAACAGGTTTTCCTCGCTTCTGGAGCAGGCGTGGAGACAGAGCCAGATCCCACTGGTGGGACTGTCTGGCAAAAAATTGGGCTAGACCTTAACTACAAACAGATTGTCGAAACGATGGAGGGACGACACGCATGGCTTTAATTATCGATCCAGATGCGTTGTTTGATAGCAGCAGCGACGATGGCTCTACTGAGGTATATATCAATACCTCAGCCCAGACCATCAAGCTTAACGCTACAGGCAACCTGAGCGCTGATGGCGTAACGCACAAAGCGCTTTATAGTTTTTTGAAAGACCAGTGGCAGGGTGATCCGAACAGTAAAGGACTAAGTAAGTTCATCTTCCCTATGCTGGCAATCACGGAAGAGCAGTTTGAATGGGGGAACAATGGTTCTGTTTACTCTGACTGGGCACCCGCAAACGCTGCTACTCGAACCTATATCCGAACGGGGGGATGGCGCGAGCTGAATGCTAGTGCGCAAGTACTTCGAGAGTACGCAGGTATTATCTCACTGGGTACGATAGGGGCCGCAGACCAACCGTACTATTTGCAGGTGGACGGCGGAACGCCCGCAGATTTCGAATTCCCCGGAGTTGTGAATGAAGCGGTACAAATTTATAACGACGTAGACGGCGATGGCGTAATTGAATCTGGTGATGGCGACTTCGACTACCGCAGTTTCTTTAAAATTTTCTGTCGAGAAGAAAACAAGACATTTGCTCAGTCAGATATCAGTGCTATCGGTGTAACGAACATGACTTATCAGGTGTATCGTTTTCCGTTGACTAACGCAGCGGATATTAAATACACCACCGCAGATTCAACAATTGGCTCGTCATCACCTTACACCGAAATCGAACTTCGCTACTTTGGCAGTGCGTTTACCGCAGAAGTTGCAGATGGCGTTGATTCAAACTTTGGTTTAGTCATCGATGTAGGCACAATCTCTGGTGTTGATGGTTCATTTTCAGCGTCGGGATCTGTGCTCACAACAAGTGGCAGTACGATCCCTACTACGATATATGACAGTGGCACACTGACTATTACTGAAGGTTCGGATAAGGGCACTGTTTTTAATGTTACTGGGACGACAAGTACCTCAGTCACTATCGACGGTTCCTTCACTGCGACTGAGACAGGCATTAGCTTTATCCTGCAAAGGACAACACCTATAGTCGCTACGCTTCCTCAAATTTACGAGAAGATTCAATATTCGCTCCGACTCGGATCAGATATTGATGAAGTTGGCACGCTTACTGGTAAAACTGCCGATACGTTGCTTACGTTCATTGGTGACGAGCTTCGAACGAATTCACAAACTGACGCAACAGGCGGCTCAGGTGTGTACATCTCAGGTTTCCGTACTGCGGATACCAACGAAGTTCAGTTCACGGACAACGGTGGCAATGTTCGAGAGTACCCATTCGTTGCATCAGGCGACTTGGTGTTCAACTCTAACCTGACGACTGACTCAGCAGCAAAGTACTGGCTCTACTACAAGCACACTCGTGTTGATACGCCAGCTAACTTCTCGTTTTCGAATTCATCCGGTAACACTACCGAATTGACTTCTTCAAGTGCGGCTTTGCCAACACTTGCACAGAACGATTATGTACGAATCGAGGGAGCGAGTACCGCTGCAAACAACGGTATTTATCAGGTTACTGATACCACACCATCCACCTCAAGTGTTCAAGTGACAAAGGTCAATGGCGCTAATCCAAGCGATGAGACCTTCACCGGAACTATTTTCCAAGATCCGATCAATAGCCCCGATGCCAAGCTCGTTAAAAATTCTAACGGTACCAACATCGGTAATGCTTTGATCAATGGCAATTCGACTATCGGTTTCACGTTCGCTTATGACACTGAAAACGAAGGCGGTCGCCTTGATAACCAAAGTGGTGGGGTAGATGCACCCGTCGTACTTCGCGTTATTGGACTTTTCAAAGGTCAGTACGCCGAAGCGGAATTTTCGATTACCGAAGCGACAGGCCAATCATTCCCGATCAACGCACCATTCGAACGAAACTACGCTGATCCAGCTTAATGGGTTAAGGGGGTCCCAATTCGGGACTCCCGCTTTTTAAGGAGTCTTAAATGCCCGGCGAAAAAAGATTTACGAGGATTCCTCCCGAGTCAACGGGTGACAGAATCTTTATGGTCCACACTGCGGAAATCCTTTTCGATGAGCAGACGGACAATTCCTACACTTGGAAAGTTGGCGAAAGGTACACCATTAGTGGCAACGGTGGACCAACAATGTCAGTCCACGTTCACGGCGTGCAAGACAATGGCGTAGACGGTTTCCTGAGTGTTCATTTTTCAAAGTATGACAAGAATAACAACATTGTACCGCAGCTAGGCCAGAACATTATTGACCCTGACGGTACAACACAAGTAGCTAAAGTTGCGTCTACCTATGACGTTTATATCCCTGCCCAGCAGATTGTTGGCTTTGACAACCCCGAGTACGGTGTTGATGTCGACCCAACAGGGAGCATGAATGTCCGTTTTTCTGAGGGACTGCCTCAGTTAGACGCATTCGGAAAATTGCGTACTTCTGGCGCTACGATTTTAGGTGACTACGTTTTCTCTGATAACGATAGACCTTTTGATTTTGCAAAAACTCGAAATGGCGCAGCATCGGTTATTTGGTCTGAAGATAAACGCTGCGTAACTTTTTCAAGCGGCACTACGCAGGCTACTGCTATAACGGGGTACGGCGCTCAAGAATGCTATCTAACTAGTCACACGTATCATCATTACTTTCCTGGGTTCTCACACCTGGCAATCATGACTGCCGCGCTCGATAACATCGACGTTACTGGCACGGTACGTGAATGGGGTTATTTTGACGAGAATAATGGTTATTTCTTTAGGAAGGATGAGGACTCCCCTCTCCAGCTTGTCATTCGTTCATCGGCAACTGGCGTCTTAACTGAAATAATAATTGAGAAAGACGAGACTAGGTATTACTCAAACGGCATTTTGCAATCGACAGAAATTACGTCTTGGACAGGCGATCATGTAGATGGTACTGGCGACAGTCGAATGAACTTACGACTGATAGACGACAACATTTACTGGATTGATATTCAATGGCTATCAGCTGGACGCGTACGATTTGGCACCTACCACCGAGGGCAGCGAGTTGTAATACACGAGTATTACCACGAAGGGTCATTCAACGCTGGTAAACCGCATTCACAAACAGGAGCGCTACCCATACGCTTCGGCCAATTCAACAAAGTTGGCGAAAGTGTAAGCGGTACAGCATCACTAAGTGTGTGGTGCGCGTCAGTTGTATCCGAGTCACAAATCGATTTAAAAGGTATCGGTCGAGGACAACTAGAGTCTTTTGAAGTTCAGTTTGACCCTACTAATTTAAATGATTGGCAAGGGCTAAATGATACGGGTAAAGGCGACAGAATACCTACGACATTTGCTAGTGGGTTTACGACAAACGGTACAGCAGCAGTTGTACCCTCGACCGCATCTCTAAAAGCTGGCTATAAACTACATTTAATGGATCAAGATGGCGGCACTGGGGTCATTACCGGACAAGCCATTTATATCAGTGAAATTATTGATGGTACTAACATTGTATTAACTGAGGCCCCTACAACTGATTTTTCAGGCGTAGAGAATGTGATGTTTCACCTGCATGTCAATGACGAGTACCAACTGCTGGGGATACTGTCTCCCGTCAAAAATATTGGAACCGCTACTCACGAAAACAGAACTTTATATCTGCCACAAGCGATGCGATCTTTTGCATACCATACCGATGGTACGCCCGCCACGGTTGAGATTGAGATATACGCTGATCCTATCGTCAGCGGTAATTCAGTCGCAATGCCGATAAAAGAATCTGTAAGTGCAAGTGCGCCACTGACAAAAATTGAACCGAATGATCCTTACTGTGCAGTCACTTCTTATGAGGATTCTGGGCAAGTTAACTACTTTGGGCGCGGGTTCCATCAACTTGTTTCGTTTGTGGATGGGAACACAGGTCGAGAGGAATTAGGGGGCCAGTACACCAACTTTCAGGCTGGAGCTTTTAAATTAAAAGCAGCCAATGGCGGCAATAATCGGTGCCCTTTACTTAAAATCCATCAATCACCTGCTGCTGGTAGGGCAACAATTATTGAGATTAATACTCCGCCAACAGGCGTGGATTACTCACTGCACCGAGAAGGAAATCCAATCCAGTTCGAGGGTATACCGGGGGCGATTGGTAGTGATGCTACCTATGGCTTGAATATCAATGTAGATCCTAACCGATACTTTTATCTACGCATGATCAGCTTAGACAAAGCTGAACTGTATTTAGATGAGCAGTTCCAGACTCCGTATGATACAAGCGGACTAAGTACAGCAACTAATAGCGGCAGTTATACGTGGAACGCTACAGCAGTCCCACTTTCAGATGGGGGTTGGATACGAAGCGGATATGGCCCATTCCTGTATTTTGCGATTGTTGCTAAACCGATTGGCCTTAGCGCTCAATCCGCATACCACGCAACTCACGGAGACATTGTCTGCCACTTCGCTTTGAGCTGGAATGAGGTTGCGCAGTAATGCCTTCGCTACATACTTTTTACGGCCACTGGGACTTTTGGGAGCGCGATCCTTCCAAGAGTCACTATGGTGCGCAGAAAGTAACATTTGATGCGTCTACTAGACTTATTTACATCAACGAAGGCGAGACAGAACTCGATGTGCAAACAGATTTGTACAGTGCATGGAAAGAATGGTTTGCGTCTCGAACAAACTCTGGCAACCCTCCGGCCATCTCAGCTATCGGCGGCGAAGAAATTGACGAGAGCCGTTCGGTAGGAAGGACCTATTTTCTTGAAAATGGCTGGCGCATACAGCCTTGGTTTGGGGACTATAACCTGATCGTTGATGGCAACTTGTACACCCGTGAACCGGGTGGCAAGCCCGTCAACCAAGTCGATGGCGTATCGGTCAGTTTGACTAGATCAAACATCACCGAAGTAGCTATCGCAGGTGGCGTAGCAACTGAGAATCGCCTCTACGAGATATGGAGAATCCTTGGCCTCGATGCCGCAGCAGCACAGGTCATTACTGACAGCAGCATTACTGTCGGAAACATAACCTTGTCTATCTCGCAGACAGATGAGGATACAACTACGGTCGAGCGTTCAGAGTGAGCGTACAACGACGCTTGGCACTTGCCACTCGCGGCTTTAGAGGTAGCGATGGCGAAATAAGGTATAGAGAGGTGGATAACAGCGTTCGCAAGAATCCTGTTGTCGAGGAAACAGCAGTAAAAACCGATAGCAATCTGGTCAGTCTGACAAGAGATGGCACGCCAGTTACTCCTATCACTACCCCTTCTTCTGCTACAAATGTAAGGATTTCACCTTCGACAACAACAATAACCTGGGAGGTGGAATGAGATGGAATGGTCAGCATTTGAAGTAATGATTGGATTTATAGGTATCGCAATCACTTACTCAACTTTGATGTTTGGTATCTACCATATAAGGCAACGTATCGAGCAAGCCGCGTCTTTTTCAATGAAGAACACTGGCAAGTTAGATGATATTAGTCGGAGCGTAGAAGAAATTGCAAAAGTGAATAAGAAACTATCACATGAAGTTGACATCACTCATGAATTGCTAAGAACTAACAATGAACTGATCAAAGACAACACTCGGGCTTTTGAGTCTTTACAAACAACAATACAGGCGTTCCATACTGTACTAACACTTGTAAAAAGAAACGATTAAAATTATAGGCGATACCTATAGGTGAGATATGACACGGATTGTAATTGATGATTTCGGTGGGATCGCGCCTACGATAAACGCAAGAAAACTAGCCGATAAATTCGCGCAGACAGCCGACCGAACTTACTTGAAAGCAGGGACACTTGCCCCTCTTCGATCAGCAACTTCAGATAGTGGTAAATCCCAAATAGCTAAAGGAGCAAAATCAATGTTCCTTTATCAAGGCGACTTTGAGGCATCGACCCGAGATAAGTCTTACGCCAAAGTTCCTATTGCGAATGACAGCCTTGACCGCATCGTTGTTACTGACCACACCCATACAACTAACTACCCCATTATAAAAAGTGGCGCTAGTGAATATCGGCTTGGTATGCCACAACCGGGAGTACCTACTATTGTTTCAGTAACTGCGCCTTCTGACCCTAATGGGTTAGACGCGGAAGACATCACGTATGTCGTAACGCTGGTTGACGCATGGGGTGCGGAAGGTCCTCCTTCTGACCCAGCTACGATTACGGAGCGGCAGATAGACACTGATGTTACGGTGCTACTACCTTCACTCCCGTCTGGCTCGTACAACTTTAGTGCGGGAGCACTGTTCCGCCTGTATCGCTCGAATAGCGGTACAGACAGTACTTCTTATCAGTTTGCTGGCGAGTTTGCAGTATCTAATGCTGGCGCGAACGTTACCGACACAAAAGTCAATGCACTACTTGGCGAAGTAATCCCTTCTGTCGATTGGATTGGGCCACCAGATGATGACACGACGCTTTACCCAAATGGTCCACTCGAACAGGTAGTGAACCTACCTAACGGTGTGCTTGCTGGTTTTGCGCATAAAACAGTTTGCTTTACAGACCCTTTTCTCTACCACGCATGGCCTGCGAGCTATCGTATTACTCTTGAGGATGAAATTGTCGGCATCATGGCAATCGCCAGTGGGCTTGTCGTTACAACCAAACGCAAGCCTTATTTGGTAACAGGTGTTGATCCTGCTGCTATGACCTTGATCGAACTCGATGTAAACCAAAGCTGCGTGAGTAAAAAGTCGATGGTTGATATGGGTGAGTACGGTATATACGCCAGCCCAGATGGACTTGTTCTCGTTTCAGGTACTCGTGCGGAAGTACTAACTAAAGGCTATTACAACCGTGAGCAGTGGCAAGATGCTTGGGAGCCTTCCAATCTGATTGCGTTTTACTGGGAGGGTTACTACCTTGCTTACAATGGCGATATAGCTTCTGGCCCCAAAGGGTTCATGCTAAATCTCGTCGAAGGCGATGTTAATTTTGTCACGCTTGGCACACATCAAATTGCATCAGCTGGCTTCTACGATGCTGAATCAGATACTACATTCTTTGTACTTGACGATTGGAACGGTACAGGAAATGTTTACCCACTTAAGTTTGCGCAGTCGATCTTAGCGCCAGAGGAATTTACCTGGCGCAGTAAAGAGTTCGTCTTGCCCAGGCCAGAGTGCATGACTGTTGTTCGGGTCGATGCGCTCGAAGACATAGCGACTAAACCAGTAACGATTAAGGTCTTCGCAGACGGAGACTACGTTAACCCCATTCTTGATTATCAGCATAACGATCTGACGAACGTCTACACGAACGATCAATCATTTCTACGCCTACCCTCTACTGGCAAGCACCGCGCTTACGCTGTTGAAGTGTTTACCGAAAATGAAATTAGCAGAATTGTACTTGCGAGTTCTATGCAGGAGCTTACATAAATGCCACGACAATCGTTACCCTCGATTCCCCAAGTCCCTAAAGGATTACCTCCAGAGCAGACTCGATTCTTACAAGCGTTGGCCGACGCTTGCCGTATTCGATTTGGACAAACTAAGAATGAAGTGGATCGTTCTGTCACAGTCGGGGAGTTGGAAGGTACTGGTATTATTGTTCGTAACGGTTCTAATGTCGCAGCGGGTGTTGTAACAGGCGACGGGAATGTCGTTACTACGGGCGGTAACTCAGCTGCGTTTACGGATCAAACTACGCCTAGTGCACCAACTGGTCTTACCGTTGGCACTCCTGATAGCACAACAGTTCTTTTGAACTGGGACCCACCCACCGATACGCAAGATTACATCGCGTACGCTGAAGTCTTCCGCTCTATCAATGATGACTTTGATGTTTATGAAACTAATGAAGATACAGGGTCAACGACCGCAAACGATGTCGTATTCGTAGGTACAGGTGCCTATGGGTTCGCTGATCACTTCGAGCAAGGCAGCGCACCAACTGGAGGTTATTACTACTTTGTTCGTTGGCGCACCTACGCTGATAACGCAGGTGCAGCAGCAGAATCTGGCGCAGTTATCCCTGCTCTTGATCCAGCTAATCTTCTTGCCGCTTTAAGTGAAGCAGATGCTGATGATGCACTGGTTTTTGACGAAATCAGTGAGTTTATAGTTAAAGCTGACACTTTTAAGATTCGCTCTCCTGATGTTGGCGGTAACGCGATTGGCGACTTGATCTTTGCTGTAGATACGCAAAATAACCAAGTGGTTATGGACGGCGCTTATATAAAAGCGCTAACTGTTACTAATGCGCAGATCGCCAATACCACAATCGGCACTGCGCAAATCGACACGATTGCGGGTAATAAGATTACAGTCGGCACGCTCGAAGCAGATCGAATCATTTTAGATGGCGCTGTTCTTGGCACCTATGACAACAACGGCACAATCGAGCTGACGGTAAATGGTATCCGCCTTAATACTACCAATGCCGCTGGTGAAAACGTCTTACAAGATGAAAGTGGTAACGCACTAAGCGACACTACTGTTCTAAATACCAATACGACATGGGCACAGGTCCTACTTAATGGCGGTAACAACCTGCCAACTGAAAACCTTGTAGGTCAGGGAGCGACTAATCCTACTGCTTCTAACTATTCGTTAGGCGACTTTTGGTATAACACCACCGATAACGCGTTCTATGTTTTGTTGCTGGTTGGGACCCCTACTCCGGTCGAAACTTGGGTTAAGTGGGGCGACGTTACCGCTGAAAACATTCCACAAGATATACAGGACGGCGCTGACGCAGGGACTGGATTGGTTGAGGGCACTACCACAATTTCAGAGGATTCCGTTGGTTTTACTGCGGTAGCTCAGTATGGAGGCGTTTATTGGGGACCAATTGCTCCAGCGAACCCCACTACTCAAGCAGAAGACGAGTACGCTGCTACTATCTGGATTGATACCTCTACTATCCCTTACACGTCTAAGTATTGGAATGGCACCGCTTGGGTTATCGGGTCTACAGTCGGCGCTCAAACGGGGGCAAGCGGTAACTTAATTGATGAAAATGGTGTACCGATTGTTGATGCCACAGCTACTAACAGGCAGCAGCAAGCATTAGGTATCCTCGGACAGCGGATTGCATTTGAAACTGGGAGCCTTAGCTACGTTGCCCACGAGGACGGCACTGATCTTTACATCAACCAATCTAAAACTCTTTCTCAGGCTGACTCGGCTGACACCGGGACAATATCTGTTACCGCCGGGGATATCATCACATCTAATCGGCCTGTCAGCTTGCATAATGAAAGCGGCTACCCGATTCCCTCCATAGCTCATACTGGCTATAAATTTATTACCCACACGAACAGAGGTACGACTCAACGCTTCAAAATTTACGCGCCTTTTGCTGCGGGGATTATTAAGTATGCGCAAGAAGCAGCACCGGGGGGCCAAAGCATTGGAAGCCATGTCGACTGGGCGGGTAATAACGGAACGGTTACATGGTCGTCGACTGGCGTACCATTTAAGACTGTTACGACAATTGACATTAGTACTACTGACAATACAGCGATTTATCACATTTTTTACAGTGATACGCCAATCGTTATGGTTAAGTGGACTACTGATAATCAGGACTTCGCTTGGGTTCCTAGAACTGAAAACGAAGTTGTCGGCGCACGAACAGCAGCTTTTGCTAGTTTTACTGCCGATCCTGTTAGTTCGATAACGGGAACAACTGAAGGAGCTAAATATTATTACGCTCTATCACCTATTGGGGCCATAAGCAATCAAGATGGTAGCGGGTCGGATGCCGATCATTATGTACCTATTAACGCCCTCGGGGATACTTATTACATCCACCACGCGATTGCTGGTTTTCAAATTGTTGCGCTAGAGGCAACAACAATTAAAGCTGAGTATTGGAGTGGTACAGCTTGGACTTCTTATGCCACCTACGACCTCGAAGATGCAACGCGTGCAGATATTGGGGAAGCTTTTGTCGGTAGTCTTAGCGCAGGTTCAAGTACAGCAACAGCGCTACAGTCAGGTGCCGCACCCTGGCGCTTTATTGGTTCTGGCCGTTTTTATATCAGAACAAACGATACAAATGGAGATGAGTATCCTGTCATTGGCTACTGGTCTGAACTCAGAACGTGGGATATCAATCCTCAAGCTGGCGACATTGACTTCGCAGATCTTGGCGGGGTTAAACCTCCAGCCGATGCTAATAGGAATTTAGTAATTGATTATACCTTTGCAACCGAGCTGGCACGAACTAACGCTAGTACAACTTCCTTTAGCGGTGGAGAGATCGCGTTCGTTACAGAGACTAGTGCCTTATGGCTCTGGGACGGGGCAGGTTCAGGTTGGGTTGCAATTGCAACAATTGGGGGGATTTTAGGATCTGGTGGAAACATCTTTGCTGAAGACGGAACTACGAATCTTACTGACGTAGATTTAATCAACACTAATGTCACATTAAACGATGACGGAAGTTTTGATTATACAGGAGCAGGCACTGGCATATCTCTTTCTGGCCTTGGCTTCGGAGGGGCGTTAGACGCAACAAATAACACTATGGGTTCTGGTACGGCTTTTCCGACAAATCCAGCACCGAGTGCAGGCGATCTTTTTTACCGTACCGATGAAAAAAAACTTTATGAATACAACGGTTCAACTTGGGAAAACTGGGCAACGCTGAACACCGGAGAATTAGCAGATAAAGATAGCGTTGATTACACGACTGGCGAGGTCACGAACACCCCGACTAGCTTGACTGACATCAATATTGGAGAATTTTCGTCTCTACAAAGTATCACGAGCATCCCTCTTGTCATACCAGCGGGCAATAACCAGACGGTAACCCAAGTTGGTCTTGATATCCAATCCTCTGGCAATCAAAGCACTGGCAATTGGTCAACTCAGTTCTACTCAAAAGATGCTTCGGTAGGCGGTTGCGCGGTATCTTTTACCATCGGTTCTACCACTAGCCGATACATGATTGGCTTAAATTCAGACCCCGCTACAAATGCTAGTTATTCGACTATTGACTATTGCTGGTATGTGAGGGGCAATACTGGCGATTATGTAATTTTTGAAAGCGGATCGGTTATTCAATCTGGCGGGTCCACAGTCCTTTTCGGCTCTATTACCGCAGGCGATGTTTTAACAATATCGTGGGACGGCACAACCATTCGCTACATGCTAAATGGAGTTGTAGAACGCTCAGTTGTGCCAGCTACTCAACCATCCTCGTTAGCGCTTGACTCCTCAATTGATGGTATCGGATCGCAACACACGACCATCATTAAAAACATCAACTTTATTAACATTGGCGCGACCCTACCAACGCTCGGAACGAATGTTCTAGCAGAAGATGGATCGACGCTTTTATCTGATGAGGATCTAAGAAACTCAGCGCTAGACGTATCAACAACCGGATCAACGCTTAGTGTCACTTACGGCGCAAACACAAGCACCGGAGTTAACCTTGATGCTAGTTCAAACATTGACAACGCTCTGTACTACACCGCTGGCGCGACCGAGTTTACGGGCGAAATAGATGCAACCCACAACAGTATTCTAGCTTCCGCTGCGACCGACCCAACGGGGCAAGCAGGTGAGTTTTATTACAACACCGCTGACAAAGAGTGGAAATACTACGATGGCTCTGCATGGGTCGCAGTTAGTACATTTAACAGTGGTGCTCTTGCGGACAAAGATGCTGTTGATCTTGGAACATCAGAAGTAACGGGAACACTAGGTACAGCTAATGCGGACACTGGGCTGATCAACACTAATGTAACGTTGACTAACTCAGGATCTACGCTCAGTCTGACAGGCGGTAATGCAGCAACCGTTACGCTAGACGCATCCATTGTCGATAACGTTTTAGCCCGTACTGGCGGCGGTACTTACACGGGCGACCTAGCAGCAACGGCAGGTGCGACTTGGGGCACGGATGTTGATAACTTACCACCGAATCTTTCTAGTCTCACTGGTACAGAAGGCATTGAAAACAGCGCTATAGATTTAGACATCAGCGGTACTACGTTCGGGTTATCAGGCGCAGGATCTACGACTTACACGCTAGATCAAAGCAATGTTGGTCTCACTGGTGTTCAAGACTACGCAACGATCAGCACTGCGTCTAACGCAATCAACAAAGATCCTTTTTTCAATAATCGCGCAGCATGGTCGATAAACTCAGATTTTACCTACACGACAACCACTTCGTCTCCAGCAGCAGGTAACACAATTCTGCAAGGTACTAGGGCTTCAGGTGGAGATAACGAATTCTTTTCTGAAGTGATGCCGTTAGATCCGTCTAAACCTTACAAAATTACGGTATGGGCTAGGCAGACCGCAGGAAACAGACATAACTATTTGACTGTTAGATTTTTAGACGTAAACGAAGGCACTATAAACACATCTGGAAACGCTACGGGATGGCCCTCTGCTGGGACTTATTGGTACTGGGGTGTTATCAATGATGAGTTCCCGTCGGCTTGGACGCGTTACGAAATACATTTCGGCGGGTCTCACGGACCTATCATCCCTACTAGCGCTCGATATGTGCGTATCGGCGCTTTGTGCTTACGGTCAACAAATGTAACAAGCCCGACTTCTTCAACTATTGAATTCGCGCAGTACACGATTGAAGAAGCGCAAACGGATATAACTGTAATTCCTAATGCGCTTCAGTACAGCGGCGGCGGTACGTACAGCGGCGATTTAGCGGCGACAGCGGGTGCAACATGGGGTACTGACGTTGATAACTTACCACCGAATCTTTCTGGTCTTGCTGGTACAGAAGAAATCCAGAACGCTAACATCGACTACTCTTCCGACGGTTCAGGTACTCTTCCAGCAGCGCAAGGTGGAACTGGATTAACATCTACTAGCACGCTTGAAAATGTAAACGTAGAACTAAACATTAGCGGACAAACCTTTGGCTTATCTGGTGCAGGCGCTACGACTTACACGTTAGATCAATCTAATGTCGGACTAACCGGCGTTCAAAATAACGCTGACCAAACGTCACTCAACCAAGCTTTATCGATTAGTGGACAAGGCGCTTTAGCAACTCAAAGCAGCGTAGCGCTTGGTAGCCAAGTGTCTGGAACGTTGGCTGAAGGTAGCGGTGGAACTGGATTAACGTCTACTAGTACGCTTCAAAATGTGAACGTTTCGATCAACGCAGATGGAACATTGGGCGGAGCAGGCGCTGGACAAGTTACCGCACCAGGATTAGGCGTAAAAGCATTAGTAGGAACCGCATTAGCTGGAACCGCAGTCGTCACGGGCAACAAGCTCACAATGTCTGGTTTAGGGAATGGCTGGAATAAATCGTGGTACTCAAACGAAGGGTACGTTTCTGGCTGTTTTTGTAGCGGTACTTGTCCAACAACATCGGCAGTTAACCTAATGATGGGGTTGAACAGCGACCCTACGGGAACCGCAAGCTGGACTAACTTAGACTACGCGTGGCACTGGGCGAACGGGAACATTTATATTTATGAAAGTGGTAGTCAAGTCCTTAGCTCTGGAGCGTATAACTCAAGCACTGTGGCGACTATTATCTACACAGGTTCTGCTATCAAATATTATTTAAATGGATCGCTTGAAAGAGAAGTAACAACGGAGATTACCAACGCTTTGTATTTAGACTGCGCGTTCTATGAAAACGCAGCTAGGTCAATCGAAAATTTGACATTTGGTCCAATTAGTTCCAATCGATGGGCTGATATTGCTGGTACTGGAACTCCGGCAGACAACGCAGACGTAACGTCAGCAAACACTGCTGCTGGTATTACTGGACAAGGCGCTTTAGCAACTCAAAACTCTGTAACGACTGAGCAAGTACCAGCGAACTCGCGCGGCAACCTACAAGACATTAGTGGGTGGACCGCTGCCAGCAGCACCGTAGCGAGCGGATGGGGAACTAACGGTGGTGAAGCCCAAAATGAAATGATTGTTGGCCTTGGGCCTCGATACGGGTATCAGGTACTTTGGCAAGCTAATTCTACATCGACTGTTGCTAACACTGCTAATGGAGGATGGGGCAGTTCCCCTAGATTTACGCCTGACCAAACTAAAACTTATCGTTTTGTTGTACCCATCCAGGCTAGTAGCAGCACTAGAACCGGAACTGCTTATTGGGGAATCGAGGCTAATAAAGTAGCTGATCTAAACACTACTACAACGCAGGGTAACCCTTATTTTGCTGTTATAAACCGCAGCAGTATGACTACAGGTCAGTGGTATTTGTTCGTCGGTTATGTCTACCCCTATAACACTACAGGATGGACACACGACGGATCTGGTGTTTACGAGATGGCTACCGGAACGCAGATTTCGACATACCTGAATTTTAATTGGATAAACGCCCCAGGTACTGTAAATACCCGTGCTTATATGTATTACTGCTCCAGCACAGCAGACCGACAGCTATTTGCACCGCCTATTATTCATCTTGTAGATGGCAGTGAGCCGCCGCTTAATTCATTCTTTGCGACTACTGCATATCAAAACAACAATTTGTCGTTAAGCACTAGCGGCCAGACGCTGCAATTAAATAACGGCGGCGGTAATACCACACTTGATCAAGGCAACGTCGGACTCAGCGGCGTCACTAACAATGCTGACCAAACCTCAGCAAACACTGCTGCCAACATTAGTGGTCAGGGTACGTTAGCTACCTCTAATACAGTGAATTTAGCGACTACGGCTGCTGGCGGGGTATCAGGGCAACTACCCGCTGCTTATGCGTCTGATACGTTCCTCAATGACAAAGGCTATCAAGCCTTCCCAATAACGGAGACTAATAGCAACCGAAGTTACACCTGGGAAGGGAACAGTCTTTACGTTAGCGGTGGAACAAATGGCACCTGGAACTACGACGTTCACTCTGTTGATGGGTTTCAGGCTTGCTATGTCAAGTTTAAGCCTGGGCAAACTGACAAATTTCACATGCTAGGGCTAAACAGTGATCCAGGCACAAGCGGCGATTATAATGACCTAGATTTTGCTTGGTATCCAGCAGAAAGTGCGTCTCTCAATATTTACGAAAATGGAACGTCGATTGGTAGTTATGGGTCGTACTCAACTTCTACAGTTTTAAGCATTACATGGGACGGGTCGCAAGTTAAATACTACAAAGATGGAGTCTTGCAACGAAACGTTCCCTTTGTTTCAGCAAGCCCACTGTACTTCGACAGTTCTTTCTATCGAAGCACAGGCACGCGTGTGAACGCACTAGAGTTTGGCCCTCTAACGCCTAACTATAACAACAGCGAAAAAGGAGGGGTTACAAACATCGCTGTCCCGATAGGGGGAACATACAGCTACAACGGTAACATCACTGGACAGATTCGTATTTTTTTACCAGCCGTTGGTAACCTATCAACAATGATGAATTTTGAGGTGGATATTTACAACTACGTAACAGGCACGAGTAGTACATATCTAATTTCTGGGCACACATCAGGAACAACTTGGTACCAAGAAGCTGCCTCGTGCCCTAACGGAAGTCTGGCTCGCCAAGTCACTTTTGGTTACGGATCGTCTCGCTGGCAAGTGGGTATTGGGGCAACAAATGCAACATGGTCTTACCCACAAATTCGCGTAAGAAATTGCACATTCGGATACTCTTCTTACGGCGTAGATAACTGGGACGATGGCTGGGCGGTAGACATCAGCTCAAGTAGTATTGAAGGAGTTACTCGAACGGTCTCCGATTCACGAGCTAACGCAAATTGGCAGCTAGTTGGTGGAACTGGAGTACCGGCAGACAACGCAGACGTAACGTCAGCCAACAATGCCCTCGGAATTGCAAATCAGGGAGCTTTAGCAACGGCCAACACGGTGAACTTAGAGACTACTGGTGCTGGTGGTGTCTCAGGATTATTACCTACAGGTAACGCTGCTACTGGCTTGCGTAATACTGGCGTCAACCTAAGCATCAGTGGTCAAACCTTTGGACTATCCGGTGCAGGCACTACGTCTTACACCGTAAACCAAGGCAACGTCGGACTGAGCGGCGTCACTAACAACGCTGACCAAACGTCAGGAAACATTGCCCTCGGAATTACAGGTCAAGCAGCGTCTGCGACAACTGACACAACAAACGCAGCTAACATATCAACAGGCGCATTGCCTAATGGTCGTTATTCCGCAGCAGGCGTGGCACAATATGCGCCGTTAGCCGGAGCACTAAACAAAAACCCATATTTCCAATATGACGGTGTTGACTGGCCTGCTAGTGGCACTCCAGGAAATGGTTTAAGCATAGTATATTCGACGGACACCACATCACCTTCGGGGTCAAACAGTGTTTTCTATTACCAAGATAATGCTTCAGGTGATAATTCATTTTTTACAGACCGAATACCGATTGATCCTGATCAGCCTTACACTATAACAGTGTGGGCACGACAAGCAGCGGGAAACAAACGGAATTACATCACTTGCTGGTTTGAAGACGCATCCCAAAATACATTATTAGGGTCTAATAGTCCTACTGGATGGCCCGCGGCTGGGACTTATCATTATTGGGGTGTAGTTAATAGCGTTTTTCCAAGCACATGGACGAAATACGAAATTAGCATAGGCGGGGCTAACGTAACTCAAATCCCACCAGGAGCGGTAACTGTACGCATTGGCTTGTTAGCTTTAAGAGCCACTGGCGTCACAAGTCCAACATCGTCGTCCCTATATTTAGCCGAATACTCTATACGCGAGGGTGATCCAAGAGCGACAAATGACACATATACCGAAGGGCAAGTCACTAATATAGCCTCACCAGGCGGTGGTATTTATGGTTTTAACGGTAACATAACAGGCTGTCTCCATATCGAGTTACCCGCCAACGTCACTACCATGATCTCATTTGAGGTAGACATTTATAACTATGTGACGAATAAATCGGTAACTTACAGAATTACGGGACACACTTCAGGTGTCAGATGGTACGAATACTCAGCTAGTAATCCCTACGGCGCTCTGTATCACAAAGTGAGATTTGGACGAAACTTGGCGAATACTCGCTGGGCTGTTCAAATAGGCGATACCAATAGTTCTTGGAGCTACCCTCAACTTAGAGTTCGGAATGTCACGGTTGGCTATGCTAACTACGACGCAAAACTCTGGTCATCGAATTGGGTTGTCAACATGTACACTAGCAACATTGTTGACGGTAATGGAGCAGCAACGCTAGTCCAAGAAATTGCAGATACGCGTGGCAATGCAAACTGGCAGCTAGTAGGTGGCACAGGTGTACCAGCCGATAATGCAGACGTAACCTCAGCCAACAATGCCCTCGGAATTGCAAATCAGGGAGCTTTAGCTACACAGAACTCTGTAACAGTCTCGCAGGTTCCAGCAAGTACGCTGAACACTAACGTAACCACTTACACGCTAGACAGGTCACCTACAGCAGTCTGGTCGGCATTATCAAGTGATGCTCAGGTTAGTGGACCGACAGCGCCTTACGATGTAACCATTCAATGGCGCGACGGTTCTGGAACGTCGTTAGGTACGACTGTCATTCGCATGAGTTACAGCGCCAGCGGTACTTCGATCTCCACAACATCACACACACAGCAGTCTAACGGAGCGAGTGCTAGTGTCAGTTTGAACAGCACAAACACATCGAGTAGGAAAGTAACTACAGTTACTAAAAACAGCGTTACTGTAACGTTAGAAAGTTCGGTGATTAACGGGATAAGTTGGACTTTTAGTAAATGAGGGCTGGCAAACCTCACTAAAAACCAGCTAGAGCTAAGGAGACGACATGAGGATTGACGGCCCTAACTTGTACTTGCGTTATTTAAACCAAGACGATATCGACGGATTACAAGGCGCTATCCAAGGGTTTTGGAAAGACGGTAGAACGGTAAGTATCCGAGAAACATACCGATTCAAGTACGGTGTCGAGCAAGCTAAAGAAGGTATGTTTAGTAACCGACAGCTTGAAGACGACGATGTAAACGAGTGTTGCTTCGCGGTATGCCTACAGGATAATACTGTTATCGGCTACAATATAACGCTGTTTGAGGGTAAGCGGATGGAGAGTACGATGACGGCATTTCTGCCTGAGTATCGTAGCAACGGCCACTACCGTGAAGTTATTTACCTACGTCATCGTTTGGGCTTTGACGCTTTAGGCGCAGAGCGCAGCTTGATGAAAATTCCTATAGAGGGGTCTTCGGCAATGCAGGCTGTGCTCGATGCTTTGTACAGCGACAGCGTGTACGAGTTTCAGTTTCAGAACGACGTATGGCGGCTTGGCGAACTCATAGAGCCCCACTACCGAGCATATCTTGACGCTAACCCAGAAGTTGCTAACACAACCTGGAGTTTTAGTTGGTGATGAAAAACATTATCTGCCGCACTAATACTATGTATACAAAGTATGTTGTAGACCTGAGCGACTTAGACGCTATTAAAGAAATCCTAGCTGATTTTTACCGTGACGGATTCAACATTGATAGTGATCCTGAGCTACGAGACAGATTTGTTAACGTAACAATGCCTGCGTGGGCCAAAAGCAACCAGCTTGGTATAGACGCGTTTGTAGCTAACCAAGGCGCTATTACTGGTGAATCCATTAGAACGATGCACTTGAACGACACTGATCAGTGCATTGCTATTGGTATCGTTACTGTGCAGGATCTTGTTTGTTATCACCGCTACCGAGCGATACACCCCGACTTTAGGGGTCAGGGATATCTTTACGAATCTCGATGGAACGGGCTTGCGTTTTGTTTTGATTACGCAGGATATAACGCGCTTGTTGGTGAAATGCCAAAAGACGTACCGCTACCAAGTTTTATGGAGTACACCCGACTAGACGATAAACAATCATTTGGTCGTGGCGCTCTTGAACATTACAACGTCGTTCACTACACAAAAGAGCAGTATCAAGCGGCAAAGCAAAACCCTACAAGTCAGTACCACAACTACACCTACGAGTTTGAGGAGGTGTATTAATGCTGGTTGTTACGCACGGACGTTCAGGCGCTACGCGGTACTGTATGGATATGTCGGAAAAAACGGGGTTACCTTTTGTTGGCGAAATGTCACCAGCAAACATTGAAAGCAACCCATACGCTAAAGTGAAAAGCGAAAGTCATGAAACAGGTTACCAGCCCACATATACGCCTGATGAGTTTTACGACTTGGTGTTCGACAACGCGGACAAAATCGTACAAGCAAACCGTTCGGCTGTTGGGTTGATACCTTACGCTGATGTCGTGTTACTTCGTAGAGACCTAAAACAGAGCCTGATGAGTTTTGCCAAGTTACTCAGCCATCCAAGCGCACAATGCGACGAGAAGCAAATACTGCTGTACTGTAAGATGCTGTTTGATGACTACCTTGGCCTTGTGACTGTCTGCGATGTCGCTAATCATCGAGGCGCTTCGCTGGACTTGTTGTGGTTTGAGGATCTTTACCCGTCGCACAAACAAGACGTATCTACTATATCCACGTCAGCGCCCTCAGCATCTCAGTTTTTTGACTACCTTATTTCACAAACAAACATCACCGACACGGTGAACAAACTTTATGGAGACTAACTAATGGCAATTAATATCCAAAAAGAAGCATTACCTGACATGACCTACGCTGAAATAGAAGCGTGGCACGCTCAGTATCCAAAGTTCAACATGAAGCCGAATCTTGCAACTTACATTTTGTGGAAAGACGGTATGTTCATGGGCGAAGGTGACTTCTTTCACAAGCAGCCAGACGGTAGCTATCGTTACAGCCACACGGTTAATTATGAAGACCCGCAAGATTATCCAGAAACTTTTTCAGGAGATGGGCAGCAACAAACCGATGCTGAAGACGACGGCTACGCCCCGCCTGAGATTCCTTCTGACGAGCAAGTAGATGCAGTTGATACATCGAGCGAGCCTGTTCCCTAAGCCATCTAATATAGGTATTGCCTATAGTGTTAGGCGAATGAAGAAGACTCTTGCTTTAGTGCTCTGCTTTTTATCCGGCTGTCAATCACTTGACGACGTACCTGTCGAGCATCGTACAGCGTATTGTCGGGCTGGCGAGATTCGTGTCTGTGATTTCCATTTTGAAAAGCGATGCTACTGCGCTGCAATAGCTAGTTAGATGAACGAACATAGCTACGTACGTTCAATACATCGCCATTTACCAGACGATGTTTTTGTCTGGAAGATCTGCGACAAATTTGCAGGTGGTGTTCCAGATGCTTGGTACCATGGGCCAGACGGCAAGATAATTTTTGTTGAATACAAATATGTGGCAACTTTTCCTAAGCGCGCCTCTACTCGAATCAAGCCAAAGCTTTCCCCACTACAAATAAATTGGTTGACACAACGCCAAGTCGCAGGTATTACTGTTGCCTTAGTAATAGGTACTACCTATGGAGGACTCTTAATCGAAGACGATTTTGAGGCAGTAGCAGAGCAAGGCTTAGTTCGATCAGCCTTTTTCGACAATGGGTTATCACCCAAGGAGATCGCAAATGCGATTAGTCAAAAACTCATCGTCAATAATTAAAAATAAAGAAAAATCACGCACTACATTACGAAAAGTCTGGGATAGTAAAAAGCGCGAATTGAACTTAACGCAAGTTAAGGTTGCGCAAACGCTAGGTATTACTCAAGCTTCTTTCAACCAATACCTCAATGGCCGTATCCCTCTCAACACAAATTTCGTTTTAAAAATTGCGGAAATATTGGAGGTGGTGCCGGGGCAAATATCTCCTGAATTGTTCAAGTATGTACCGCTTAAAACAAAAAGCGTTTTTGTACCCGTATTGTTTGCTATCGGGAGTTTTGGAGGAGCGGTTGGAGAGGTGAAAGTGAACTTAGCAGCAGAAGCAAAAAATTCTGAAAATAGTTTTGCGGTTTTTGTTAATGAGAATATGAGATCTCCGTTGATACCAACGGGGGCGTATTTAATTTGCAGCCATACTGACTTTAAAGAGTTACGGCCAACTGATTTTGTGTGGGTAATTTACAAAGATCCGGGCGAGCAAAAGCCCAATGAACTGCTTCAAATTTTGAATCTTCAGAAGAATAGTTTTCTGGCAATTGACCCTGTGACACAGACTCAAAAAACGGTTTTTAAGTCGAAGAACGGGGGAGTCCATTCGGTTAGTAAAGTTACCGCGATTCAGCTGCCACAGTGACTGTACTTTAAGTACAAAACAAATAGGCATAAATCGATATAAATAGATATATCAACGATTTACGAGTGCCGATTTGTGGGAGCAAATAGTGATAAATCGCTATAAATACAACAATTTACGAATTTGACGGTAGGAATCCCTCTCTCTCCGCCAGTTTTTAAGTTATTGATTTACAGACTATTTTTATAGCCTGTTGCGCCTTAAGTACATTATAAGTACATTCGAGTCTTCAAGACAGGAGATTCGTATGGCTACTTTTCGGGAGCAAAGTGGGCGTTGTCAGGCTATCGTCAGGCGTCATGGCTACGCTCGTGTCGCTGAAACCTTCGATACTAAGACCGAAGCGAAGGCTTGGGCACGCAAAATTGAAGCGGCTATGGACAGCGGCAGCTACATGGATGCCGTTACACTAAACTACCGCACGATTGATGACTTTATAACCACCTACATCGATCATTTTCACCCGATCAAACCATTTGCTCGATCAAAACTCTCGGCACTCGACATTTGCCGCAGGAAATTTGGTAGGGACACAGTTCGTAATTTGACTGTCGACAAGCTGCTAAAATTTGCCCGAGAGCGGCGCGGAGAGGTGTCTCAAAGTACGTTATCAAAGCAGATGTACATCTTTGCTCGCGCTCTGGACGACGTAGCAGCCTTATCTTCATTGAAATTTGACAACCCCGTAAGGCAAGTCCTCCCCCTTCTAGACAGCTACGGCTTAACAGGCGGATCGCAGCAGCGTGATCGTCGAGTGACGAGTGACGAGCTGGATTTACTATTGTCGAGTGACGAGTGGGTCATTGACTACTTTAAATTGGCACTTGAAACAGCAATGCGCCAAGGGGAACTGCATAAGTTGGAATGGGGGGATGTTGATTTTGATGCGAAAACAATCACTGTGAGGGATGCGAAGCATAACAAACGCAAGATTGGCAACCATCGCACTATTCCTATGTTCCCTTCGGCAGAGAACTTGCTGCAAGAGTGGTATACACACCGTTTACCTGGTGATTTATGTGTGTTCACACACCCTAAACTGGCGTCTTCGGTCAGCGATAGCTTTGCAAAGCTAACTCGCCGCCTCGGTATAAAAGATCTGGTGTTCCATGATTCACGTCATGAGGCGATAAGTCGTTTTTTTGAAGTGGGGATGGCAGTTCAAGAGGTTGCACACATTTCTGGGCATTCTGACTGGAAGCAACTGAAGCGTTACACGAATTTAAAAGCTACAACAATAGGTGTAAAATATAGGGAGGACCTATAGTGGATTATGTAGGGCTTGTATCAGACATCTGGCCTCTATTTGTAGGGTTTATTGTTTTGGTGATGTCGATTAGCAAGTTGATGACACGAGTTGAAGTGCTTGAAGAGAAGGTGAAAGCTCTTTTTGACTTACACAACAACGGCAAAGGGAACTAAATGAAGTTTGCAGCAATTAAAAACATTATTGGCGCTGTAGCACCTACGATTGGGCAAGCGTTGGGTGGGCCATTGGGCGGCACAGCAGCTCAAGTAATCGCTGGCGTGTTGGGATGCCCTCCTGATGAGAAAAATATAGAAAAAGCGTTGGCTCAGGCTACTCCTGAGCAACTTACTGAAATCAAAAAAGCGGAAATTGAGTTTGAAACTCGAATGAAGGAGCTTGAAGTCGATGTTTTCGCACTGGAAACAAAAGATATTCAACACGCTAGAGAGAGTATGCGTGGAGATTGGACACCACGTGTTATTGCTATTGCGTGCGTTTTTTTCTTTGGAGCCTACATCGCCATGGTCACAATTCAAGATCCTGCTGCTAATGATGATGGCATTGTCAATCTTGTTTTGGGCTATCTTGGCGGCATTGTTTCTTCAATTATAAGTTTTTATTACGGCGCATCACACAAACATGAGGGTTAACCCGTGCACAGCAAAAGTACAAAAGGTAAGAAAAATTGCAAGATTAACGCTGCCCCTAAAAAAGCACCAAAGGGCAAGCGAAAAATGAAGAAGTCAGGGTACTAAGTACTCTGCAACATCAAGAGATAGGAAAATATAGGATTTGCCTATTTTTTTATGAGCAATTTCTAATCTTCCTTGAGCAATTTGATGATACAGCGTGCCTCGTTTTATTTTTAAAACGTCACACAACTGCTCAACTGTCATCGTCATACCATACTCCTCGACTAACTGCTTCTTTATATCGGATTTCAAAGTCTCGATTGATTTCGAGGAGTTGTTTACGGAGGCGGCGAAGGTAATGTTGGTCATAGAAGTGGGCTAACTTGCGTTTTTTGTGAAGGTTTTCGGTGTAGTACCGTAGATCGTCGAAAAGATAATCAAGGTCACTCATTTATCCAGTTCTCGAATTTGTTCCAAAGCTTTTCCATTAGGTATCCCAGTTCTTTAGTGGTAACTAGGAACACAAGTGCCAAGATTGCAATTGGAAAATAACAAAACCAAAGTGCAGTCATGACAGCTTGAGCGATGAAGCGCTTCATTTGTCGTAAATTTTTTCCAACGAAGGGATAGCTTCTCTTGCGTCGTAACCTGCCGCGACGAGGGAGTAGAACAAATGCTTTTTCATGTCGGATTCCTCGTCTTCTTTGTAACGGTGTCTCCACATATATTTGAAGCATTGCATTCGACCCCATAGTTTCATGGCGTCTTCACCAAAGACTTGTTTCATTGCGTCAATACATTCAATTCCATCACGGTGATAGTGGCTGGGGGATAGGATTTTGTCGTTCAATGCACCACCTGCGTATGTTTTTCAAATTCTAGTAGGATTTTTTCAAAGCTGCTTTGTAACGAGTCAAAGGCTTCTGGGTTTTTTCGTTGGTCTAAGTTGTAGAGCATGGTCCGCGTTGCAGCGAGCAGTGCTCTGGCTTCTTCTTTTGTAAAAGTCACGTTTAGTTCCATAGCTAGGGTGGCCCCTTTCTTCAAGAGTCGTAGGGGCCAAACGACCTCCTAGTGAAACTTAGTCTTTAGGTTCTTGTTTTTCTTTTTCCAAAGTCTGAAGAATTGCTATAAGTAAGAACCAAAGAAATTTACGCCACCCACTCAAGCTGCTTCCGTATCAAGTGAGTTTTTTGTAGCGTTAATGCTGGTGTAGAGCTGATTAGCTTCGTAGTACAACGCTTCGTTGCACCAACCTGCAAACTCGACAGTGAAGTTAAACCACTCACGATTGTTTTGTTTCATGAGCGTAGTGCCGAGTTGCCATACTGAAGAGAAGCGATCTCGACCTTCGTTACGAGTAATGATGGATGAGTTCCAAGCGTTACTAACAGCAAGCTTTGATCCAGACATGTAGATACGAGCAGGTGTCTTAACGGCACCGTTATCATCAAGAACTAGAACGCTGTGTGTACCAGTTTCTTGGATGTCGTAGTCTTCTGCATGGCTAGGATTAGCTTCGTAAACAGCTTTTTCAGCATCTTGACGAGTGTCAAAAATACCGAAGAAGCCACCACCTAATTGACGCTTTTTAAACACGTTGAATGTACGGTCGTACATGACGTTAACAACATACACTGTGTCCATTAACGAGTCGTCTAATGTTAAGTGCATTTGTCCAGGCTTTGCGCCAATAGAGTTAACTTGAGGCGAAAGAGCTTGGATAAGGTTGAGTTTTGGAACAACCACGTCATTTGCTGTGACGTTATCGTTACCTTTGCCTGACTGCTGCAAGTGAGCAGGAACGGCACCTTCTTCGTGCTTGATAAAACCGGGAAGATTGATATCTGACATACTTAAAAATCCTTATTGAGTTAATTGCGCGCTTTGCGGTAAGAGAGCTTCTCTACCGTGTTAGCGATGATGTGTGGCACGTCACTGCCCTCTTCACTTAAGTGTGAAACAAGTTCTCTGACTGCCGCGTTGTTGAAATCCCGTTTAAGGACGTGGAGATGTTCCTCTGCGTAAATCCATTTGAGGAAGTCTTCCCACTCTTCTGGGTTCGGGCGGTAGTACGTTTCTTCTTTCACACTGACTTGGCAACTTGCGTTACCCATGTTTTGGATACCGTGCTCGCGCATTGCATCCTTGAGTTTGGCTTCGATTGCCATTTTTTGACCGTTAAGGTTTTTCAATGTTTTGTTTTGCTCATCAATTGACGTACGAACGACGGTCAATTCTGCAAGCAAATCATCCATTGACTTTTCTTGTGGTTCTAACTGCATTACTGCTTCACTCATTGTGGTACTCCATAGGTGTTACCTATATTTAGGCTACTAAAACATCCAGCAAATCTTCGGAGCGAGATATTTTGTCCTGTAGTTTGGCGTATACGTCTATCTCCTTAGTGTCTCTGGCAGCTATACAGATAACTTCTGTTCGCTGCGTTTGACCAATACGGTATATCCGACGATTAAATTGCAAGAATTGCTCGCTTGAGTACGTCGGGGTACACCAGATTGTTGTGTTTGCTTTAGTTAGCGTTAAGCCATGGCTAGTGGCTTGGGGGTGGCAGAATAGAACTTGTAGCTCGCGTTTCTGGAATGATTCGACAATCTTTGCTCGATCATTAGGAGAAACTGTACCGTCGATGTAAGCGTACGTAATTCCGTACGTGTCAGCGAGTTCACAAAGAGCTAATCGTTCGTGCTGCCAGTTAAATGCGACAAGCGTGTGTGCACGTTCTTTAACGAGTTGCATTACAAGTTCGTAGCGGTCGTTATGTACGTGTACAGGCTTGCCACTTTCGTCGTAGACACTGCCTGACAGTATCTGCAACATTTTTTTGACTCGTGCTCCGGCGTGTACAGCAGATAAGCTGATTTCTCCTTTTTGATTGCGGAGTGTCGAGTCGGATTCCATCTCAAGATATGCGTCCATGACCTGTTTAGGCATGTCGACCAACAAGTGTGAGATTCTTGTGGAGGGGATGTCGACACAGTCTTCGAATGCAAATCGGATTGATAAGTCACTTACTGCGTCAGCGACAGCAGCGGGAGCGTGCGGCTTATCGACCCACCGTACGTGATCTTGGTATCCGATAGACTCAGGGACGCAAACTTGAGACCGATACTCAAAGAACTTGCGCCCAAGCCGTTGGCCTTCGTCAAGTATGAGCATCGGATGCCACAAATCTAGTACGGTATTTGGAATAGGCGTACCAGATAGCAGCGTCTTATGCTGGAAATGTTTAGACACTTTCAGCATAGCTTTACTGCGTTGCGTTGTACGGTTTTTGAACGCAGTAAATTCGTCAATTACTAGATCAGTAAAACCGTCTAGCAAATCTAAATGTTTTGACAGCCAGTTAACGCCATCATGATTTATCAAGACAATCTCGGCGGCGCTTTCAAATGCTTGTAACCTTTTTTTAGCAGGCTGCATTGCAATTGCATATCTAAAAGCTGTAAAGCGTTCAATGTCATCGCCCCAGCTTGGCCTTAAGATAGAAAGTGGCGCTACAACAAGTAGTCGTTTAGCTTGAAGTTGTTTATGCCGTTCCTCGAACCCCATGAGCGTACCCCGTGTTTTACCAGTACCGGGGTCAGAGGTATTGAGCACTAGCTCATTTGCCGCAGCAAAGTCAGCCATTGCTTGTTGGTGGGTATAGGCTTTCATTAACGCCACTCGCCAGGAACGTTAACCCAGCGGTACTTGCCGCCTACTTTCATGAATTTTTGATGTGTGAACAGCTTTTTACCGAAGAATAACAGCGCGCTGATGATTAAACCGCAAAATATGCCAGTTAGCATACCGCTGATGGTGCCTGTGATGGCGAACATCCAGCAGAGTAGTACAGTGACAACAACGTCAACGACTATGTCCATGCCGAGCATTTTGCGAATGAAATTAGAACCAAACTTGGCGACTAGGAATGCTATAGCGCCGACAACCATAAAACCTGCGATCATAAAACTCATCGGTATTTCTCCTGTATTGGTAGTTCATCGTGGGGTACATGCAACATTTGCTGGAGCGCCCATACATCGTATGCAGCGTCGTGTAATGCGTTGTGATGCACCATATTGTCTGGTCTCTTTAACTGTAAGTTAGTAGACAGCCCTAACGCTTCGAGCCATGTTCGGATGTCACGTACAAGCCAGTACTTCCAGGGGCTTGTGACGTTAAAGTCACGGAACATGTCATCCATAATGGACATGTCGAAGGTTGGTCCACGAGCAAACCACCTTGCTTGATTTTGTAAAAAAGCAACTTGTACATCATTGTTTTCGCAGAAGCTGGTAAACACTGAGTAAAATTCTCTGGGGTGTATGCAGTCTTCTTTTTTAACGTCGAGTACGCGTTGTGCTTCGCTACCTTGTCGTGCCCACCATTGCTGTGTTGAAACGTCTACATGGCGCCTAACTTCTATCTGGCAGTCACGATCAAAAAATATTTCTATACCTCCTTCTACAATGTCATTGAATGTTTGAGTTTTTTCTAAATCAAAAATGCAAATACCCATGGACAATACGACCGCATTGGCTCTAGTGCTGAGTGTTTCTATGTCCATGGATACTGCGATCAAGTGATAGCCCACTTACAACTTTCAGACTTTTGATGCGGGCACCAGCGGCAGTTGTTTTTACTTGGATTTGGGATGAACTCAGTATCACTAGTTAGCTGTAAAGCACGTTTATCCCAGGATCTTTTGAATTGTTCAGCGCTACTTCTTGTGTACTCTTTTTCTAGCGTTTCGCCTTTATCGAGATACCAGAACTCACATTTAATGTATTCAAGATCGCTAAAACGTTCGAATGCACCAATGGCATAGAGCTGAGCTTGCTGTAAATGTGCAATCTCATTGCCGAACTTTTTACCTGTCTTGTAATCAATGACTGTTGCGCTGTACTGATCGTGATGATGGAACGCATCGAGTTTCATGCGAAGCCAAGTATCTGGAGCTGCCCAACCTGTTGCATTCCACGCGTTGGTGAAGCCCCAGTCTTGTTCGAGGATCACTTGTCCGTCTAAAAACGCTGCTTTGAGTTTGGTAAATTCGTCTTGGAATTTTTTAAGCTCGGTAGGCATCTTTTCTAGATGGCCTTGAACGTATTCTTCAGCGAGCGTGTGGATTTGTGTACCCCGCTCTGCTGCTGGACCTGCCTCTTCAGGTAGTTTTTCTACTTTAGATAGGAAGATCCGATGAGGACAGCTTTCATAATTTTTGAGTGACGAGTACGACCATGCAGGTACTAGACCTTTTGGCGCTGTCTCTTTTAGAAGCGTGTCTAATTGGTCTTGCGTTCGATGGGGGTCAAATTCGAAGCTCATAATATTATAATAGGTGATACCTATTTTTTAATCAACGTTTTTGTGTGTTTGTGACGAAATATTGTACGATATACCTGTTTTCTTTCTGAGCCGTTCTGCTTCTGCATTGAGTAATTCTCGTCGTTCAATTTCAGTTAGCTTAGTGGTCATGCGTATTTCGTAACCCGTTCCGTGCACGTTTTTGCGTCTGATGTCTTTGGTTTCAATACCAGCGTTACGCATCTTTTTGCCAAACACACCTGCTTTATCAATGAACCCAACCATGGTGTTATACAGCGCCATTGTGTGCGAATTTAAAACGAGTGATGGTTGATCTCCATCTACTGCCCTAATCCAATCTATAATGGCTGTCTTAGCGCTCGATACGTATTCATTTTTGTAGTCGTCTTCAAGTAGCACATCGAGGAAGAAATCAAGATTGCCTACTCTTATGTTGTAGAAGAACTCCTCTTCAACACTTTGTGCTGCCAGGAACGATTGTAAGTTTGCGTCGGTTAAATTGATGTTTATCAATTCACGAGTGTCGACGATGAATTTAGACAAGAACGTAACCAGGCGCGGTAATTCTGTATTACAAAGTTGAGTCTGTTCTTCTTGTGATTTGAATACGAACTCTGGCATTTGTTCTTTCATTGGCCGAGTTTGATATGGGCAAATACGAAAACGTCTGTTGGATTCTTCGAGCGGGATAGCACCTCGTTGGTTAGTAAAGATCAGTACGTTAGTGTAGTTAGGCATTGCTTCAACAACACGTTGCATCCGGCGCACGGGTTGTGTTTCTTCGGTGATGATGCCTTTTAAATTTTCTAAGACTGTTTTGTCTTTTGATCTACTTAGACTGAATTCATCAATGTTTAAGATAATGTTTTCATCAAGAAAAGCATTGAACCTGTCGCGCATATCATTAATGCGAACTTGTTTAGCATACTTACCAAAGATAGGTTGCAGAATGTGTTTGAAAAGCTGGCCTTTACCTGTGCCCTGTATGCCTTGAAACACCATAGCAACCCTGGTTTTTGTTCTGTTTTGAACAATGCACGCAAGCCAGTTGATTACATGTTCAAACTCATTCCGCCCTTCTGTGTTTTTGTTTTTAAGATCTTGCCCGCAAGCACAAGCAATGATGTTGTGTAGTGTTGGGCAAATTTCTTTTAGGTAAGCGCCTTGTCCGAATGTTGCGTTGATGTATTTGTTGGGCAAATCAACCATGTTCCGCAGCATTTTTGGTTCGTTAAAAGTATTAAGTAACTTTTTATCTCTATCGATAGCGCGAGAAGTTGGTCTTGGGTCGAATGTCATTTCCCATAGCGGGAGTACTTCAGGCATTTGCAAACCATAGTTTGCTAGAAAATTTTTGATTGGTCCTACATTGTTTCGGCAGTCAACCGGAGCTAGTGCAATCGTATCTTCCACATCATTTATAAGCGTATAGCACCAATGACCAGTCTCAATATCTTGATAGACAAGAGGAGCTTCACCAGAATCTGATTGATAGGTGTCAACGCTACAAAATTTATGAACATGTTCTGCGTAAGCAGAAGGATCAGCTTTTTCAAAGTCAAACGGCGTTTCTCCTTTGAAGTTGAACATGATTTTAGGATCGTTACGTGGGCACCAGTAAGCGCCACTGTCGCCTGATCGTCCGGGGCCAAGTACGTTATAGCCTACAAAGTCGCCACGTTCTTCATTCATTACGATGGTGACGCGGTCAGGGTTAGCGATGTATGTAACCTCGCCTTCGTAACTAGTTGTTGTTTTTTCTTTCCACTGTTTTGCTTGTAACCCAGCTTCTTTGCGCAGCGTTTTAAGTACAGCAGCTAGTTCTCTTTGTGCGACGTTAGCTTTTGATGCGTAGATAAAATCGTCAGTATTTAAAATGTCGTTTTTATTCTGCACTAAGCAAAAGCGATCATCGTCGTTACCAAATGGGTTAGAGGGATTACCTATAAATCTAGGCGGTGCAACATAGATCAAACGACCATTGTCATTAACCACTATGTCAAGCGGATATTTGAGTGAAAACCCGCTTGAGCTAAGTGCTAACCGTTCCTTTAAGTAAGGGACAGTTGCGTTTAGCCCTTCGAGGCAAGCTTTTATGATCTTTGGTGGCAGCGCTTTATCGAGCATGTACATCATGTGTAGCGACACTGTCGACTTGTGCAAGCCAAAACTCGAACTGGCATGAGCTACGAACGATGTGTTTTGTAAGCATTCAGGAAGATAAGTTGCAATGCGAGTTGCTGCTTTTTCTACGTCGATTGCCGAGCATTGAGTGCCGATTTGGTAAGGCAGCTCTAACCCGTCGATATCGAGGATTAAAAACTTGGTATGGCCCTGCCTGTCGTGCGCGCCTTTTCTCGATTCGTTTACAAGAGGCCTGGTTAGCCGTCCTGTGTGTATTGCACATCCATACCTTGCGTGCGTTTGTAGTTCATTGAGTAAATCCTGAGTTGAAGCAATTGTTGCTGTGTTGCTCGTAAACTCACTTCCCTTTGGATAGCTTTGTACCCGCCCATCATTGAAAATCTTTGATAGCGGCATACTTGACCGTAGAAAGGTAAGTTCCATATATCCTCCCTATCGAGTAGACCGTTCGCCCCGCTGAATGGTCACGCTCTTATCTGCTTTCATTATGAGATTTGCGATTAGCCCTTTGTCTGTTTCTTTTATGCTGTCGACAATGACGACGACTTTTTCCTGCCCTTTACCGATAATGACGCTTGAACCAACTGGTCGGGCTAAATGTAATGACCCCTTACGTGCCATGGATACCTCACGGTTTGGTGTAGTAATCACTGATTTCAGCCTCCGTATCTAGTACAAGCGTGTCGTCTGCCCATGCAGGTGTTCGGCACATGATGTTTGATACAACTTCTTTACATTGCTCTGCCTGGTCTTCGCGTGTGTGTACAACGATTTCGTCATGTACTTGAAGAACAATGCTTGCATCGTTGTTCTTGCACCATTCGGTTTGGACATCAAGCATGATGTCTCGAAGAACGCAACGTGCTGCACGTTGAACAATGTTTTCAGTGAGTTTTCCACCATAGATGTTAACGATGTGTTTGCCATTGTGATAATGGCTAACGTCCCTGTCTGTTCTGTGGTCGTGATACGCTTTTAACGAGGGGTAGCGCATGTACATACCATCAGGCATTAGCAAGCCACCTGTTTTGACTGACAAGCCACGCTCTGGGATGTCTGAGTCTGGAAGTAGCATTTGCTTGATGAAAAGTTCACATCTGCCCCAATACCTAGGGATATTTGGGTACAAGCTACGGAAGGTGTTGACGTAATGTTTTGCTTCGTTAAGTGATACATCAACTCTTTTACCCGAGGCTCCAGTTGCGAATGTTTTATGAAGTTTGGCTGCACCCATACCGTAGCCAAGGCCCAGTACGCAGGTTTTGCCAATAAAACGTTCAGTTGGGTTCCGTTCTTTAGTCAACCCTGGACCAAAAATTTGTCCAGCAAAATCTAAGTACGGATCGCCTCCAGTGGAATAAAGATACAGAAGTCTTGTTTCTTCAGCGAACCATGCAAGCAGTCGTGCTTCAATGTTGCTGCTGTCAGCGATGACAAGTTTGTATCCTGGCTGCGCTTTTAACGCATTCCGGAGCGGTGATCCCCGTCCTAAGTTTTGTAGGTTGACTTTGTTGGTGCCAGACCAGCGAAGGGTGTGGGCACCAGCGTAGTTCAACGGAACTCCAATCAAACTTTGCGGATTACTTGAGTTGACCAGAAATGTTTCAGCGCGGGTTTCTTCTTGCCTACTTGCAACTGCGAGGCGTGCGTCCCAAACGTGTTTGTATTCTGGATAGCGCTCTTGTAATTGAATGAATTCTAGGTCGTTCTTGCTCAACGGCCACTTCATGTTGTGGGGGTTTTTGAGCGTCGGTGACGGTATTTGTTCGAATTCGAGACCTTGGGATAGTACCCATTCTGAGAACTTTTTACTAGAACTTAGTACCGACTTTTCAAGACCTGACTCCCGAATGTATGTATCCGCACGTGTTTTTATGTCACATAAGTACTGTTTGACAAGGGGTTGATCGACAGTCATTACGCGATGCGTATACATCTGGAGCGTTAGATTCATGACAGCAAGTTCTTTGGGAGGGAAGAAACTGTACAAGTATCTAAATATTTCGAAGGTAACATCGACATCTTGCTTTGCGTAAGTGCCGAGTGTCGAGATTTCTTCGGGAGTCAGGTCAACCTTTCCTTTGGTGTCCATTAACCCTTCTCCTTTGCGGAGAGTGCCGTCAGGGAAACATTGTTGCGCTAAACCATCAAGCGAGTTTTTACCGAAAGGAAATATTGCACGGCCCATTGCTTGCGTGCAAAAGGCTGTATTTGGTTTTATTCCAAAATGAAATGAAAGAATTGCGCCATCAAACAAATAGTTATGTGCAACTACTATGTCCTCTGGCCCGATTGTTTTTTGTAGCACTTCCTTAATGTTGTTAGTGACAATTTCAGTTGGGTTATTGTTCACTTTGATAGCGACCATTTGAACTTTGAAACGCTTGTCTTGGATGTAGCGTTCGTAAGTCATATTTTGCTTGCGCAGACTGTAGTCTTTATCAAAGTATGTTTCGAAGTCGAGAGTTATGAGATTAGACATGAGGGCGTAATGTTTTTTCGACCCACACAGCTGCTTTGTAAATTCCCAAAATGGTGTATTTACCTATAATTTCTAACAGCGCGCCTATATAGGTTAAGGACTTATCTATATAATTTTTAGCTATATTAATGCGATTCATTTTCAACTACCTTGATTGTTTTACCGAATGGCGCGATAAGATTTGACGTG